AGTACCAGATTTTGTCTGGTAGTGGAGTAACAAGCGCGGCTTTGTCAATGCCGGGAGAGTTTTCAGTAGGCGGCTCTCCAATCACAGGAAGCGGAACTTTTACCGTTACTAAGGCAACTGAGACTAAGAACACTGTTTACGCCGGTCCTGTATCTGGCGTTGATGCAGTGCCAACATTCCGTGCAATCGACTCATCTGACCTTCCTGTTGCTACTGACTCTGTGCTTGGTGCAGTAAAACCAGATGGCACTATTATAACTGTTTCTTCTGGTGCAATTACTGTAGCAAAAGCAACTGCATCGGCTTTTGGAGTGGTAGAGGTAGATAATACTACTATTACAGAAACGGCTGGAGTAATATCGGCTGTAGCTGCTGCTCCTTCTGGTTCTGCTGGTGGTGACCTTAGCGGAAGTTACCCTAATCCTACTGTAGCTCAAATCAATGGGGCAGCAGTTCCAGTAAGCGCGAAAGTAGCCGGTACTAATGCCAGTAAACAAGTTGTAAGTGCTAGTTCTTCAGATGTACAATCTGTAATTGGTTCTGGAGTCTATGATGTTTCTGGTGCGGCTGCAACTGCTCAGTCTAATGCAGAAACATTTGCTGCTGATGCTAGCAACTTGAGTTCGGGAACAGTTGATGCTGCAAGATTGCCAATAGCAACTACGAGTACTTTAGGGGCGGTAGAGGCCGATGGAACTACCATTGCTATTACCGGCGGTGGTGTAATTTCTGCCGTGGGAAGTTCCGGTGTAGGGGGAACTGCGGTTAAAATTGTAAGCTATACGGCAGTAACTGGGGATAGTGGAAAAAACATTGTATTCGAGAGTGTTTCCAACGTCTCTCTTACTCTACCGGCTACTCCACCCGCCGCTACTTGGAACATTCGTGTTCAGAACATAGGTCCGGGTACTCTTACTATTATACCTAATGGACTTGCTATTGACGGTTTGATTGACAATCTGACGATAACAACCGGCATGGGTGTGTATATCAGTACTGATAATAGCAATTATTTTACGTCTAGGGGGGCAGTAGCTACATCTTCGGTTTCATCTCCTGTTTTCGTGCAATACGCTACGGCAAACGCAACAGGAGTATCCACCACTAATGATGTGTCTCCCGGAAGTACACTAATTCTTGAACTTTTTCACCATGACTCAGGTTCACCGTCTCCATCTGATAATCAGGGTAATGTTTGGACACTTGTAACGTCTCAACTTATTTCTGGAGAGTATTATGATTATTCAGTATATGTAGCGGTTAACGTAGTTGGGGGGCCGTTAACGGTTGCGGCTGGTACTCTTTTTAGTGCGGTAACTGTATACGAGTATTCAGGTGTTGGTTCAGTAGATGTTTCCAGTTCCGCACAGAATGCAAGTGGCGGTGGAACAGTGTCGTTATCTACCGGTGCTGTTACTACAACGGCAGTAAACGATTTGGTGCATGTTAGTGCTGCCACTAGGTTTGCGGAGGTTGGTTCAGGTAGTGCTACTTTTTCAGAGACCAATGGTTATACTAACATTGTTACCAACAATTCTATTGCCGGAGCACCAGTTTTAGCATATGCAAGTTGGTATGGAACCAAAGTGTCCATAGGTAGTATATCTGACACAATAACTTATGTGTCTACTACAACTACTAATGCTGTCTATGCTAGCATTGTGTGTCTAAAAGCGGCAGCGGCCTCTGGATTGTCAGAAGGAAGTGTGATAGCAGTTGGTTCTGCTGGACAACTAGAAGGATTAGCGGCTGGAACTAATGGTTATGTTTTAACATCCAACGGTCCACTTGCTATGCCATCTTACCAAACTCCCGTTCCTGTGTTTCCGGCAAAAACCGCAAACACAGTGCTTGCTGGTCCGGCCTCTGGTTCTGCGGCAGTTCCTACGTTTCGTGCGCTTGTTGCGGCTGACCTTCCTGTGGCTACTTCTAGTGGTTTCGGATCGGTTAAACCGGATAATACTAGTATTACCATTTCTGCTGGTGTTATCAGCGCAGTTAGTGGTGGTGGTGGTGGATTTGTATTGTCGTCTACATTGTCTTCGCCAGCATCTACAATAACAATTTCATCGATACCAAATACTGCTCATATTATTGAAATACAATTTAGTGGTCTTATGGTAAGCGGTGCATCGCTGTCTAATTTAAAACTGCAATTTAATGGAGACACAGGGTCAAATTATGGGTTTCAAGGAACTAAGGCATTGGTGGGTTCCTCTTTTAACCTAAACTCATCTGGTCAAACTGGTCTTTCAGTTATAGATAATTTAGGTTCCGTAGGAGGACCAGTGCCTATAGATGTAGCTACTGTTACCGTTCCAAATTATGCTGGAACAACACTTCCAAAAGGAGTTACATCTCTTGGTTTTGGTAGCCAAAGTAATGCTAATTCGTTTATGGCATCTGATATGAGTGGATATTGGAATTCTACGGCAGCGATAAATTCTATAACATTTTCTAATAGTGCGTCAAATAACTTTGCTATAGGAACAAGTGTTACAGTTTTTGGTAGATAGTTTTAAGTTGTTCCTAAACAGCGGTGGTAACTTTACAATTGGTACCACTGCCGCGTTATATGGTATATCATAAACATAATGAGGCCAGCTAATGATTACTGAACGAACAATTGAGGCCGGGGATGAGGCACTTCTTACTATCAGTCTTGCAAGAGATGCGTACCACAAAGAAACCGGCCCTGAATTCTTTGTGGCACCGGAAACACAGTGTACCGTGTATAGCGATGAGGCCGGTCCTATTCTTTTCGCTAGAGTTTCCAAGGCACTCAGAATCGACATTCAGTTTGTTGATAATGGTGATCGGCGGCGAAACTTTCATGCAATGCTTGGTGGTTTTTCGGGGCTAGTCAACAAAGCCAAGGAGAGTGGATTTACGGAAATCATTTTCAACACTAAAAACGAATCCCTTAAGAATTTTTGCGTTAAAACGTTTGGTTTTGTGGAAAGTGGAAACGAGCTAAGGAAGCTGATTTAATATGAAGATATACAGAAAATTGGTGTTGCAATGGTCCGAAGAACTTGGACAATACATTAAAGTATATGAAGATTCGTATATTTATAATGGACCAATCGATCACGTTTGCGGGGCTACTGCTGCTCAAAATCAAATTCTTGGCCAACAGACCGGATTCGCTACGCAGGTTGCCGCCCAAGCTGGAAGTATTTTTGGTAAGGCTTCTGGTGTGTTCAGCGCATTGCAGTCCACGTTTTTGCCAACGATTTCTAAGGGTCCAAACCAAATGGGGTACTCTGCTGGCGAGTTGGCCGCCCGTCAGGCCGGAGTTATTACGACAGGCGCTCAAGCGGCTGCTAACGCTAAGTCTGCGATTGGAAACGCCAATGCGGCGCAGGGTGGTGGAAACACCGGTTTGACGGCTGGCGCAACTACGGTTGAGGGGGCTAACGCTGCTGCCGATATAGCGCAGAACACAGCAGCAGAGTTGAACAAGGTTCAGGCACAGGGATATGATGTTGGTCGGCAGGAGTATAACGAGGCTATTAAAGGGGAAGAAGGTTCCACCGAAGTCTTTAACCCCGCCACTAGTGCGGCAAATGCAGGAACAAGTGCGTTTGGTGAGGCTGCCAAGACGGCCAATGAAGTAGCACAAAATCAGAATTCTTGGGTTAACGCTGCGATTGGGGCACTTGGTAGTGTTGCTGGTGCGGCTACGGGTGGGATGCTTAAGATGCCCGGAAGAACGGGGGGCGGTGCTAGTTCTCCCAGTGGTGGTGATATAACCCCAATTGGCTCTGGAAACTACAGCCCCGATGATACTTCTGACTCAGAATAACGGTAATCAAGGATAAAAATGTCAAACATGATTCCAAATAGTGCTGACGCAAGCAACTCGCAAGATGTTCAGCAACAGAATCCTCCGGTGGACAACACAACCTCTTCTGTACAGCAACCCAATCAGGCTACGGTTGTTTCTCCACAGCAACCGCTATCTGCCCAGTCTTCGGTGCAGGGACCGGCCAACGTTGCCACCCCAGTTGCTCCACAGGGCGCTGGTGCTACAAGTACGGCTAAACAGCCCGGTACAGCACCCACGGGCGTGCCACCGGCCCTACAGGGCGCGGCGACACAGCATCCTTCTATTCAAAGGGCCGGTGTTCTTCGCTCGATAGCCGAGACGCTTGCTGGTGGTCCCCGATATAATTATACCATAGACCCCAACACAGGCGATATGACTAAAGAGCCAGTTCCTATGAAACGGGGTGATATTGCCCTTGCTATCGCTCTTGAGGCGGTGAGTGGTTCTCTTACAGGCATGGCTCAGCGTGGCCCCGGATCGGCATTTGTGGGCGGTGAGAAGGCTTTCCAGCAAGGGGAGCAACAAGTTGCAGAGAAGGATAAAACTGCCAAGGCTGAGGGTGAGGCCAATTATGCGCGTCACTATCAAGTACTCGAAACCAACTTGAGATTGTATAACAATGCTTTACAAGCCGGAAGAATGGGTGTAGAGCAGAACGAAACCTATGTTGGGCAGTTTACCGATGCTATTAAAAATATACAGGATAACGCTCCGCAGATTGTCAAGGGAGTGGTCACTGAGCAGGATATGGCAAAATATCACGTGACTAAGGATACAGCTATTCCATATAAAGTGGTTCCTCTTATTGATCCGACTACCGGCAAACAAGTTGAGCGCAATGGTGTGAAAATTTCACAGATGGAGTATCTTGTGGTTGATCCAAACTATAAGTCTACTTTATTCACACCCGATGAAATTAAGAAGGCTAGTGATTATGGTTTACCGTGGGCAAAAGCTCTTATGGCAGCCGGAAAAAATGGTCAACCGCCAGAGGATGTTGCCACAACGATTAGTTTCTATCTCAATTGTAAGGCGCAACTCGCGGCTATCGATCTTGGTCAAAATGATGTAAACCATTATTACGATTTGGTTAACAGTGGTGGTGGTGGTGGTGGTGGTGGGGCAAAGGCTCCAACTGCGACCCCAACTATTCCCAATGCTGGTGTTAGTTTGGGTATTCAGGACAAAGTTGATAAGTATGCCAAGCAATATGGTGTACCCAATGCTGTTGCTCGTGGTTTGATTATGAAAGAGTCAAATGGCAATCCACGAGCACAAGGAGAAAACACTCCTAGTGGGCAAGCGTTAGGATTAGGACAGCTTATGCCCGCTACTATAGCCAAGTATCATATAACTGACCCATTTAATGTAGATCAAAATTTGGGCGCTACGATGCAGAAGTTTAGAGAGTTACTAGATAGATATGATGGTGACCCTATAAAGGCTTATGCTGCGTATCAGTCCGGTGAGAACAAGGTTGATCCAAATGCCAGCATTCAAGATATTTTGAAGCATCTTGGACCCAAGGGACGTGGTGCGGTTAAAGAATATGCTAATATGATTGGTGTTGATCTCAATGCTCCTGCAAACGCAGAACAATACCCAGTTCCTAAGTTGTTGGATGCAATTAAGACAGACCCAATGATGGCAGATGCTTGGCAGAAGCTCACAAATCTACTCAATGCTACTGCCAATGCAAACAATGGTGTTGTGAGTTATCAACGAGCCTATGGAGAGTTAGCGGCAAAGAATCCTGCTGCTGCTCAAAGAATCCTAAAATTGTTAGGGGGTAGCGATGCTTTGCAAAGTGCCGATGAGGCTGAGGCTCAGAACGAGGCTCGCCGTAAGGCAGATGTAGAAATTGCGGCTGCTCAAGAAAAAGGTGAGAACAAGCAAATCAGTGACGAGCAATCTTCTGAAAACATGGAAACCATGCTTCGTGGCCCGGCTGACTTCAAGTTTACTCCTGACATGGCTAATCTTCCTCCTGACCAACTTGCGGCAAAGTTGCAGTCAATGGGGGTAACCGTACCTGAGAACTTTGATGCTTTATATAAAGTTACGAATTATCAAGTAGGGGATGCGGACTTTGCCAATAGGAAGTGGGCAAAGGGCGATCCTAATGCGATGCGTCGTGATGAAGCTATTCAATACGGAACAAGATACATCAACCCGAATTTTAGTGAGCTTGATTTCAACAATATCGTGACGAAAAGGAAAGACCTTGTTAGTGCGAACAGTCCTGATTATCAACAGATTCGTTCGTTTAATACCTTGTTGGATCACATTGGCGATGCGTTCACTCAGGTTAACGCGCTTAGAAATACTAATCTTCAATTCATCAATAAACCATTGAACAAGATGAAAGAAGAGGTAGGCAACCCTGCTGTAACCGAAACTATGGCAGCTATAGAGCCGGTTAAGAAAGAGTTTATGACCTTCTTGATTAACAGTCATGCCCTTACGGATCAGGATAGAAAATCCGGTGATGATTTAATGGATATGCACTTCTCTTTGTCTCAGCTTCAAGAGAATCTGAAGCGATTTGCTCTGACGGCTGCTGATAGAATGGGTGAGGTTAATGAGGGATGGAGAAGGTTGACCGGTAGTAATATACCCGGTCTGATTAGCCAAAGAGCGGCACGGACTTTGTTGGTATTCCCAGAAGTTGCCGGTAAACTCGCAGACATGGATGTTGGTGGGTCGTTCGTCGGCGCTTCAACGTATAAAGGAAATCCGGGAATAACAGTTTCGCAGTTTACTCAACCTCCGGCTCCAAATGCGGTTCACATGAATTTCAGTAATGGGGCTAGTGGGTGGCTTGCGCCGGATGGTACGGTGTACGATGAAATTTCTCGCAAGCCAGTTGCTAAATTTACCGGAACGTTGCAAAATGGAACTTATACCCCTATTAGTAGGTAAATAATGGCTGATGGTCAAAATAACATAAGTGCGACACCAACGGCACGATTTGGTAGTATGCCTTCACAGGCGATGGCACCGAATCAAGGCGTGATAGCTACGCCAACGGTTGCTTTTGGTGGGGGTGCTGGTGTTGACGGCGGTGAGGAAGATACTACCCATAATGCCGACATTATACCCGAGACAACGGAAGAAAAGAATGGGTTGTTAGGAGTAGGTGGTATGGCTAAAGAGGCCGTAAACTTTATTCCTAATGCACTATCTAATTTTGGTGCCTCTGCTATGAGAACTGTTACTGGCACTGCTGAGGGTATGCTTAAGCACCCCGCTGTTTATGGTCAGCCGCTAGCGGAAGCCATACCACAAGGTACTAGAGAGAACATAGCCAACGCCATTGAGTCTGGAACGCAGCGCGAAACAGAGCCAATGGGCGGACCAATGGCTAAGGTTTTTGGTTACGGTGGGGAAAGCCTTATGGAATTCCTTGCCGCCGAACCTGCATTTGCCAAGCTTGGCCTTGCCGAAAGATTGTCGGCTGTATCTAAGATTACAAAGATTCTTCAAGAATCTCCTCGTACTATGAACATTGCACGTATTGGGGCCGCTGTTTCAAAAGTTCTTGAGCGTGCCGGTGTAAGTTCAGTGCAAGCCGGTACAGTGGCCGGTTTACAGACATTTCTAAAGAGCGGCGGGGATTTCAAGCAAGCATGGAATGATGCATGGAAAACCGGGGCGGTTGCTCTCCCTCTTTCTACGGCAACTGAGGCTGCCAGTGAGGTTGGGGAGAACATGGGCGGGACTGCCACGAGATATGGCAGACTCAAACAAGCAGCAGGTAATGCGGCAACAAAAGAACAGGTTGCTACTGGTATTCAGGGTACTCTCAAAAGTGCTGAGCAGCAAATGCACGATGAGTACGAAGCAGGATTTCAAAATATTGCCGACCGTACACAAGGCCATACAATTCTTAGCACGCATACACCACTTGCCGAGGCAGCCGCAGAAGCTTTGCATGTTCCCGGTCCCGGTGTTAGCTCTCTTGAGGCGTCTTTAGATAAAAAGATAGGCGAAGGTCTCGATCCAAGGACTAGGGAATTGCTTACTGAGCTTTCTACTGGTGTAAGTGCAGATGATCAGAAAGCCTATGAAACGGCATTGAGAGCGGCGAGACACCCGGAACCTACACTTGGTGTTAATGGACAACCATTGACCGATGCTCAAGGCCGCCCTGTAACACACATGCCAGAGCAGCCGACTACACCTGTTCCGCATGAATTTACTGGTCAAGAGCTTGTACGGTTTCGTCAGAAGATTCGTAAGTTATCAGAAGAATTTGATTACGGAAACATTAATTCTCGTACCCTTCGTGGATTGATTAGTAGCTTTGGAGATAGAGTATCTCCGATGGACGAGACATTAGGCCAACTTGCCGGACAGTTTGGTGATAACCAACTTGTTAATGATTACAGACAGATGCGACAAACCTACATGGCTAAGCACGATGTATTCGAGAATAATAAGGTTATTGATGATTTGATGGCCGGTAAGGTCGATGATGCTGCGAAGGGATTTCTCACACTTACCCGTGAGGGCGTAGCTTCGCCAACTACAGGCCGGGCCATGAAGAACATTCGTGACTTGCGAACAATCATAGGGGATGATGGTGTTCATGCATTTGGTAGGCAAGTGTTCGGAACAGTTTTACGTGACAGCACAGAACCAAACGGTGCAATCAATCCTGATAGATTTTTCAATACGCTGCAAAGATTTGATTCACAGACAGCGGATCAATTGTTTGATTGGGCCGACGCAAGGAATGGATTAGAGGCATTGAAGAACGATGCCCAATCCACTGCGATTTTGCAGAAATTTACCCGTGCCGGTGTTTTGAGCGGTGTTGGCGCTCTTGGTGGTGCTTTCCCGCACGTTGGTCTTGGTACATTGGTGGGCATGGTTGCTGGTGAAGGCGGCGGTATGGGCGGCATTGCTAAAGGCCGCGTATTGTTAGACTGGATTGCTTTGCATCCTAAGACATGGGCTATGTGGGAACGTTTTGGTCGTGCGGCTACAAGTCCTACTGGAAAAGTAGTGGCTGGTGCCATGAGATATGGTGCCGGTAAAGTTGTTGAAGCTGTGCAGGGTGAACCAATGCCCGGCGAACAAAATCAATTGGAAGCTCAGCCTTCCCCTGAAAAGAAAGCAGCCGAACAAAAAGTTTATGGCGGTTTGGGATCGACATTGGGTGGTAAGTAATAATGTTTGTTTACCTACTGTACAATAAGATCAACGGTAAGTATTATGTTGGCAAGACGGTAAGCATAAACTTGAATCGTTATTTGAGTGTTAAACGTTGGGCGGCACGTCATAGAAAGAACTATCCTATGCCCATTGTTCGCGCTATGGCGAAATATGGTATAGATAACTTTTCAGTGGACATTCTTGCGGTACCTAATGGTCGAGAAGAACTTGGCAATCTTGAACGTATTTGGATTCTATTGCTAGATAGTAGGAATCCAAAATTAGGTTATAATGTATGGCCCGGCGGTGACATTGGACGACTTGGTATACCATGTTCAGAGGAAGCTAAAAAGAAAATTGGAGCGGCTAATAAAGGCCGCAAGCCTATGGGATATATACGAACTGAATTACATCGTCAACAACTTCGTGATAGAATGATGGGTAATAGACTTGGGACGAAGTTTACTTCGGAATCTGCTAGATTAGCTATTAAAAATGAAACACCAGAAAATAAAGCTAAACGTATAGCGGGAATCCAAAGGGCGTGGGACAGGAGGCGCGGTATAAATACCGTGGAATCAAATACTTAGACAAGATGATTACCTGAAAAGCCAACTTGTAGAGATTGGATGGAAATTAGGCAAGCCTTATGGTGGTTGGCGTGCGGCGGCAATGATAATGTCGTGCATTATGAACCGTGTTAGGCTTGGTTGGGGAACATTGCTCGAAGTATTGGACAGGCTTCCTAATTATGCAGCTACAATGGAAGTTCCGACTGGAACACCATCTATTTGGGAACCGGACTTTGTTAAATTGTTGCACGAAGTAGAGGGCATCTATGAAGGTACTCAAGACTATTCCAAGGGCGCTCTTTATTGGTGCGATACTCGAAATGTTGATACTACTTTCTTCAAAGAAAAGATTCTTGGAGACCACGACGCGCATCCACTCGTAGCTAATATGAATAGTCTTTGTTTTTTCCTGTAAGGGGGAGTTATGCTTACAATTGTACCCAAGGCATTAAATTGGCTCAAGAGCGTGTCATCTGAACCAGATGGTAACGGAAGCGCAAGTAGGATCATTGGTATTTCTATGACGTTTACTCTTATTGGTTTGATGATTGCCTTTTTTTGTTTTACGCATGGTTTACCATCTCCGGAGCAATTCTACGGAATGACTGCCCTTCTTGGTGCGGCGAGTTCTTCGTATGTATCCAATAAGCTTAGTAATATTGGCAAACCTCCCGGCGATAGTCAAGGAGATAAATAATGATTGTATTAGGACCAACTGCGGCTACGGTAATGGCGTATCTCGATGCTGCAAAATTTTGGGTAGCCATTTTTGGAGTTTTGGCTTTTGGTAGTAGAATTATAAATTGGTTCAAGGACATTCGATCAAAGGATTTGAAGGAGATTCACGAGGGTGTTGCTACTACACAGGTTGAGCTTGTAAAACAAACGGATGTATTGCAAAAAGGTTTTGAAAACATGTGCTCGTCGCACAGCCGGGATATTCAAGAGCTTCGCTCTGATTTTCGGGCATTTTTCAATCCATATCAGGCTGCCATGATTCCAGTACGTTCCGGGGCAAAGGGTCGTAAGGCGGCCAAATCCAGCCGACCGATTAAAAAGGGAACCAAGGCGCGTGGTAAAAATATCAAAAGGCGCTAACCAGCTTGACAATTAAAGGATTTTGTGTTACTGTATAAAAAGGATGGTGAAAAATAGAATTCATAACAAAAGTTTGTACTAAGTGTAAGATTCCAAAGCTGTTGGATGATTTTTACGTTCGCGCCAAGAACCGTGATATACGGCAGAGTTGGTGTAAAAGATGCACAAATAAGTACGCTGTTGCTTGGAGACTTGATCCTGAAAATAAGAAAAAGCAGTTCGAATATAATCATACTGCTTTAGCCTTAGCAAGTCGTTCGGATAGTGGGCGTAAGAGGTACGCCAAATTAAAACAAGTAGTATTTCAGCACTATGCTATAAATAATGTAATTCAGTGTTCTTGTTGTGGTGAAAAAATGCTTGGTTTTTTAACTATCGACCATGTTAACAATGATGGGGCGGTTCATCGAAAGACCGTGAAATCTGGAGTTGTTTTCTATTGTTGGTTGAAAAACAACGGGTTTCCAGCGGGATTTCAGATTCTTTGTTATAATTGTAATTGTGGTCGTGCCAAAAATCATGGCATTTGTCCACACAAAGACGGAGGAGTATGCATACCGGAAAAATGAGGAAGGCTTTACAGCCAACCAAAGAATCGTTGATTGAAGATTTGAAAGGTCTTATAACTATTACACCAAACGACACCACGATTACAAGAAATTTTTATAGGGCTAACGGGGCGTATACTGAGGGGGAATGGCAGAGATATTTTCCCACCTTTAAGGCATTCTTAGGGGCGGCAGGTCTACACAGTGCGAAGTCGTTGGGGGAAACTTCAACAAATAATGTCCCTCACGTTACCTTTGAGGATGTTCGCAGGGTGCTCAAAAGAGGCCCGATTTCCACAAAAGATTTAGCCGAGACTCTAGGAGCCTCTTCGGAACATATAGAAACCGTTATTTCCGATATGAGGGATCGTGGGTCATTGCTGTTGAAAACCGTCAATGGTTTGCATGACTTAGGCGACGGGGTTCTTTTGGAACCCGGAAAAGGGGAAGTTAAGGGAGACACGACGGGTTATTGGACTCACACGTTTGGTTTTACAACCGATAACCACTTGTGTAATCGACACTCTCGTCTTGATGTATTGAACGCGGCCTATGATGACTTTGATCGCCAAGGAATTTCCATTGTTTATAATGCTGGAAATTGGATTGATGGAGAGGCTAGGTTTAACAAAACAGAGCTATTGACCGCTCCGGGAATGGACCACCAAGTTGATTACGTAATCGATAACTGGCCGGTTCGTGCTGGAATCGCTACACATTATATTGCCGGGGATGACCACGAGGGTTGGTACCAGCAGAGAGAGGGCGTGGAAGTCGGGCGTTACCTTCAAATGAGAGCGGAAAGTGCGGGTCGCACTGATTTAAAATATCTTGGTTACGGTGAGGCAGATATTTGTCTATCCTTTGGTAGCGGCTCGTCTGTTATGCGCCTTGTCCATCCGGGAGGCGGATCAGCATACGCTGTTTCGTATACCGATCAGAAGCGCGTCGAATCGTATCAGGGCGGAGAAAAGCCGCAAATTGAGCTAGTGGGTCACTATCATAAGTTCAACTATGGTTACCCGCGTGAGGTTCATACTTTACAGGGTGGTTGTACTACCGACCAAAGTCTGTTCATGCGTAAGAGGCGTCTACAGGCCCATGTCGGCTACTCTATTGTTAGAATAAAACAAGACACTGTTGGGTCCGTATGCGGGTTCCAAGTTGAGTGGCATCCGTTCTTTGACCGTGGGTATTATGAAAAAAGGTTTGTATAACTGCCATATGGTAGGTTCCTTTTAGCACTGAGCGATGGTATTTGTTCAATAAAAATTTATCAAAACTGTCTACGAAATACGGGGGATGGCGTATGGTACTGAGTCTACCTACCGATGCGAAGGCTCGTAAAGAGCTTCCAATTGGTACAGGTGTTCTTGACTATTTCCCACTGGCACTGGCTGAGGTAGCACGGGTAAGTAAGGTCGGCAATGACCAGCACAACCCCGGAGAGCCATTACATTGGGACAGGTCTAAATCTACCGACGAATCGGACGCAATGGTTCGTCATTTTCTGGAACGGGACAAAAAAGATAGTGATGGAACATACCATGCAGCAAAGTTGGCATGGCGTGCTCTGGCCTATCTTCAAAAGTTGGTGGAAAGAGATAGGGCTAATGAAGGTAAAGATAATTCGCAATCCAAAGTCTCTGGATGATGCGGTGGATGAGGCAGTGAAGAAAGTATGTCGTGAAGGATCGGCTACTATGAGCGCGGAAGCCCATTGGCAACCATGCCTTTTTCCAGATGAGGGACCAGACGCGGTTGTATACGTCTCAGTTGAACGAGGCAAGTAATGTCAGTAGTGATTCCAAAATTCCGAAAAGACACGGTAAAGAACATTCTGTGGGAGCTTATTTATGGTCCTCCCAAGGAGAGCACAGGCGCTAAAGGTGTTTTTACTCACTTTACGCCAGAGGTAATTCCAAGTGTGTTCCCCAAAAGTGTTCTTACAAGTCTGTTTTCAAAAAAAGTTATCCCAAGTGTTTTCCCTAAGAAGGAGGAGGAAAATGACTGTCCCTGTGATAACGCCAAGTGAAATTGAAAAAGATGCCAAAGTTGCCGTGAGTTGGCTTAAGCAACATGAGCGCATCGTACTAACGGCGCTTGTGCTTTTGTTTGGTGCATGGATTGGGGGTAAGTGGATTAACGCCCGTGCTGCCAATGATGATGTACAGGCAAAGATTGCTTTGCAGCAATTGGACGAGCAGAAAGCCAAAGATACACAAGCTGCTGCTCAAGTTACGGCTCTGACGGCTCAGTATCAGCAGTTAGTAATTACAGTGTCGCAGGAGAACGCAGCTTTAACGGCACTCATTAAACAAAGGGACACAGCAACACAACAACAGCAAGTTACGGATCAGCATATGACGCCCCCGCAACTGGCAACTCGATGGGCCACATTGGTGACTGCTCAACCGACTGACATTACCGCAACTGCTAGCGGTATTGAGGTAACCAACACGGTTGCTTTGGATACGGTAGAACAGTTAGAGTTAGTCCCAACTCTTCAAATGGATTTGAAGAACGAGATTACAATGGTTGATTCCAAGCAGCAGGAAGTGGATTCAGCAAACGTGCTTAATAAGTCTTTGACCGACCAAGTTACCGGGCTAAAGTCCACTGTTGCCGCCGACGATGTGGCGTGCAAGGCAGAGGTAGCATCGGCTAAAGCAGGTGCAACTAAATCAAAATCAAAGTGGTTTAAGATAGGATTTGCGCTTGGCGCTGCAACCGTGTGGACCTTGGATCATGTGAAGTTTTGATTTGCAAGTAGGTAACAAGATGGCTCACTATAATGTTTCTTTGCCTCCTGAGTTAAATTCTATACTCAGGCACAGGTTGTTTACAGTGTAGCGGGTACTGCGCTTCCTAGTGCTGTTACAGCCGGTATGGGTGCTAGGGCTTTCGTTAGTGACGCACAGACAACGATATTTGGGGCTGCGTATGTGGGTGGTTATTCTGGTAAGGTTCCAGTTTATTCAGATGGAACAAATTGGTTAGTAGGCTAATAAAGACGTAGATATGGTGTGCAGAGGGAAAGTGGCAGAGAGCGCGTTGTATCTTGGAGAAATGAAACATGGCAAATTTTAATGTTCCGTTGCCTTTCGATCTTAATGAGATTTTACGCAGTAACTCAAAAGTTACTCTAAATCCTGATACACCAATCGCACCTAGCGGGTGTGTGAATATTTCGTGGCAAGTTGATGAGTTTGGAAACATTTCGGCATACACTACAACATTGCCTCTTAGGCAAGTTGAAGTTGTTCGTACAGGGCCGTATACAATTACAGACGATGATGTTTCGGCTGATTTTGCACTTATTCCGGTGACTTGGCCCCATCCATTTTCAGACTTGAACTATGCCGTTATATTCTCATGTATACACGATAATGATAACTCGGTATTCGATGTGGCCGCTGCTGATATAAGCCTTAGTTCGATTACGCTTGATGGGTTTGTTGGCGGGATATATATTAATCCTAGTTGTTCGGACCTTATAGGAAATACGATCCAAATTTCTGCTATGGGAATACATAATTAGGGGGGCCTTGTGCAGAGCCTTTTCAGACTTTTCTTTGCTCCTAATAGTTGGTAATTCTGGGTTTTGATGGCTCCGCAGTACCACGCGCTGATGCTGCTCTTGGTGTGCGCTGCTTTGGTACTTTTGATAAAAATATATCTTAAGGTAAGATAGATTATCGGTTGATCGTCTAAACGCCCAAAGGACGGCGGCCATGCGGCTGTTAATGTGGGTGCGGTGCTGGTCACAAGGGAGACCCGCAAGACCGACCAAACTCGAAAACAAGAAGGCCCGGCGCAAGCCGGGTCTCTTTTTGTGTCTACAGAAGGCTCTAGGAGGCGATTTAAGGCGTTGGAGAAGGTTTTGGGTAGGTTACACCATATGAATGCGGCAGTAAGGCGAACACGGCCACACTGGAAGCCCGGTGTTGGTACTTGTGGTACAGACCGTCACCGGATTAGCGAGTGCATGGACCTTGGCGGCGAATTCAATGCGAAAGTCATTCAAGGCATCCCAAACGTCTTGACCGACCCCAATAACCACTAAGTTACCATCTTTGTAATAGATAGCCGTCCCATTATCATCAATGGAAACGTTTACATTCATTGGTAGCAATACATCAACTTGCGCTGTTTGCATTTTTATCCTCTTTTGGGTGCGTTTCTAAAATCCAACTAAACATTACTGATTTGAAACCAAACTTCAATATTATCCATCCATTTGGATAGTAGGGATACTTTACATTTTCCCATTTCACAGTTATTCCTAAGCCTAATGCGTAATTCCATGTTGGCCCTATATGGCTATACAGTGTTAGATTTTTCATTTTTAAGAGTTTCATTTGACTCCTCTTTAGGCTTTTCCGGCATACACCGGTCTACTTTGCATTTCTGATGTGTCACAGAGCAATTCCATGTTCCGAGTGGCGATTCGCTGAACTTGTTTTCCCTAATGTCGTCATTGGCACGTTCACATGGCGGCTTGGTTGCCCGTTGACCGTGGCATTTGCATAGATAGAGAAACTTCGGCGCAGCGCGTTTCGCTATAAATTTAGCTTTATGCGTCTTTGCCTTTCTCGTTTGCTTCTGCCGGTTGCGTGCCTGTTGTCCGCGATTTGGCCTTGGTTTGTTTCCTAGTGTCTCATGTTCCGCTTGGTCGCTCATTTTTACGCCTCCATGCATATACAAGTTTTGTATGTTCAGGGCAATAGTCGCCCTCATTGAGCGTAGTTCTTTTGCACCGTACAGCAGGATAATCCGTAAACGCGCATTGGGCAGCCTTTGGTGTTGATTTCCATTCTAGTATATTTTTACCAGAAGGAACTTGGTATCGTAGACCACACCATTTGCACCACAACATAGTATCTCCCATTGGATAAACCGGTGGGGCGTAATGTAGATGAAATTTGTGCAACAGTTTCATCAATGATCGATATAGAAGATAGTACATTAGTTTTTCTCCGCTTTGGCCTCAATGGCCGCCTGTACGTCTGTTCTAAGTTTGGCTTCCCATTCAGGGTTTAGGTTATCCTTGATCTTCTCAATACCCTGACCCAATCTCTCCCCTTTGTAGCTGTACCACGAACCGCTCTTTTCGATTACACCAAGGTCTACTCCGACATTGACAAGATCAGCTATGCGGTCAATGCCGACTCCATAGATCAAGTTCACGATGGTTTCACGGAATGGAGTGGCTACTTTGTTCTTGGCAGCCTTAATTCTGAGTTTGTGTCCTATAATTTTATCTCCAACCTTGATGGTTCCCTCCGGTGCCCGGCGCACATCGAGCCTCACACTTGAATAGAATTTGAGCGCCCGGCCTCCGGTAGTTGTCTCAGGATTGCCGAACATAACACCGATCTTCTCACGAAGTTGGTTGATAAAGATTACCGTCACCCCGTTTACAGCGGCAATACCCACAAGCTTACGCATTGCTTGGGACATTAGCCGGGCTTGCAATCCCATGTGGCTATCACCCATTTCCCCGTCAAGCTCAGCCTGTGGTACAAGAGCAGCTACAGAGTCCACAACAATTAAGGTTACAGCCCGAGACTCGATAAGAGCGGCTACAGTCTCCAAGGCTTGCTCACCGTTGTCCGGTTGTGAGACCCATAGATTGTCAACGTCTACCCCAAGCTGGTGCGCGTAATTCGGATCGAGAGCGTGCTCAGCGTCTACAAAAGCGCACAGGCCGCCATTCTTTTGTTCCGCCCCGATGATTTCTAATGTCACGGTCGTTTTACCGGCGGATTCAGGGCCATAGACTTCGATTACACGGCCTCGCGGCACACCACCTATACCAAATACCTCATTGTCTAACGAAATAATACCCGTGGCAATGTGGGGCATTTTGACACCCACACGGCTGCCAAGGCGAATAAGAGAGTGAGTCGTATTGAACTGCTTGTCCAATGCCAATTCGACTGCCTTAAGCGCAGCGACCTTATCCTTTGGGACAGAGGAAACTTTAGCGACAACTTCATTGACGGCAGTTTGGGCAGCTTGCACCCGTCCAACTATTTCAGTTAAATCTTGTAGCGATGTTTTAGCCATTTTGTTTCCTGTGATTTTTTGTGTTGTCGTTACAAAACTCAGCAAGTTCCATTAGACATGAATGGTCGAATAATGAATAGGGAATTGGAGCAAAACAATATTGTCTCCATGGGGCATACCATTTGATTTCCCCAAGATATAAATTTGCACAATATACTGACCAAATTTTTGTTTTTCTGGACGGTGATGTTGCTACATTGCGAAAACTTAACATGTGTTAAACCTCAAACCCTTTGATAACACTTTGTTCGACAGTCGTATAGTATATAATCTTATACCCAAATGCGCCATAAGCGAGAATGCTACTTTGGTGAACAGCAAAAACTTCTCCCCCTTGATTTTCAATGCCCTGTAATGCGGCTCGTAGGTCATTAGAATGTTCTCCACATTCCACTACGTGCCACGTTTTCTTTGCTTCATATTTCATTGCCATTTGTCACTCCTGTACCCTTTGCCGCTTCAACTTGCTTCTTCCACTCCGCAAGGGTTGCCATGAATTTAAGGAAGTTCTTTACGAACTTCGTACCACGAACTTGTAGCAGCCCGGCCTTACCGTGCTTTGCGAACAGTTCATCCAAGGATTGTGTCAGCTCACCGTGTGCCCGAAAGAACGTGAACCAGCACATTTCACAGTTGCGGTGACGCGGTTCCGCACCGGGGACAAACTTGTGCTGACAGCGCGGAATGCGGTTAAATTGAAGCGTGACGTGCAACTTGCGATCCTTTTTGAACTCACCACGGGTGATTTCGACTTCTTCATCTTCGCCTTTTTCGTTCTTGATTTGTTTGAAGTAGCGCAAGCCGTACCGGTCAGGTTTACCCTCGGGATGTTTCTTAATAATCTCCCCGGTCTTTTCCTCTATCAGAGTATACCCGTTTGCCGCGATTGCCTCCGCTCCCGTCTCCGTTTTGATCTCCGCCGGTATGAGTGTAATTGTTTCTACGTCGCTCACGTTCCTTCTCCCTTTTCTTAGATTGTTCTTCCAGATGCCTAGCCTCTTGAGCTTTGAACTGAGGAAAATTCAGTCCATACTTTTGTCGTAACGCGCCTAATGTTGCAGGAAATAGTTCCCTGCCGTCTACTTCATCCAAGTATTGCCGGAATACGTTCTGAAAGATTCCGTTTGGATCAATCTCTTCCAGACTGACTCTTATCACCCGCTTTACGAACATATCGCCTCTCTTTGATATATTTTTTTCTGAAAGTCATAAAATACCGAATCACCGGACTGACACCACGTTTCAAAAACATCTTGCCAAGGCGCTGTTCAATGTAATTGCGTTCGTTCTGGTTGAGACTTGGCGGCTCATTTTCCAAGAGGTAAGTATCAACAAAGCGTCTATACTCATCGTCACTCAGTTCCCCTTTCACGATTTTATCCACGTCACAGAAGAAGTCCACCGGACTTGGACTGGCAAGATTCTTTGTGGTCTTACTTTTACCAAGATGACCGAGAGAATCCCTCAGCCCACGTGATTTCAATCGCTGGTACTGGCCTTCAATCGACTCCGGTAATGCAAATGGATCACCAAATATATCTACAAAAGCTCTACGGTTCTCTGCGAATCGGCTGCTGTTCGTCCGCTTGCGCGGGCGCGGGCGATATTTCCCCATGATAGCCCTCTATCGTTATTTTACCCTGACGGAAGGCTTCTACCATCTTCCGTCGCTTCTTTGTATCCACTCGGCCCGGCAGTGTATAAAGTTCCTTTCCAAAAGCCCCCGTTACCGGTGGAGTTGTTAAATAGCGTGCAGCATTGCCGAATCGTATTGGATCATCGTCAAATGCTGTTAGTGCTCGGTTACATCGCCAGCAAAGCACTCCTCGAATTTTTCCAGATTTGTGGTCGTGATCGAGAGAAAGGCGTAAATAATGGCCTTTGCGCCCGCAAATAGCACACACGCTATGTTGGAATTGAAGCACGAAATTGAACATTTCAAAAGTAAAACCAGTGAAGTTCCGCCGCATCCGTACATCAATTTCGTGCGCTTTTTTCAATCCTTCGGTCAGGTTCATTAGCGAAGCCTTGTGCGAATATTCATGTGAGCAAGTATATCTTTTACCTGTACTCGGGTTATAATATCAAGTCGTGAAAAGTTAGTAAGTAATACTTGTAATAACGTTGCCACATGGGTTGGACAAAGATCAAATACATAATCCCATGTATCTATGTTAGTGCCGTTGAATCTGGTGTGACTAAACAATGAAAATTGACGTGTGTCACGTAGATTGCATTCTACTACATCACAAACTGTTTCTGTAATTTCTGCCATTACTCCTCCTAGCTTTTCCACCAATCTTCAGTAAAGCATCCCATATCCAATATGACTAATTTCCCGTGCTTGTCAAGACCATAGTTGTCGTATTTACTGGCCCCTAGATCAATGTCGGCTTTCTTACCGTTGCAAATAACCTGCCGGAACAATTTGTTCAATCGGTTCATTTCATTATCATACTTGTGAGCTTTACTCACTTGGTACTTTGGCATGAAGATAAAGCCCGATGGTTCGTCATACGCAAACCTACTCGGTATATGTCGTCTAGCTTCTACCGCTGCCGGATGCTTTGATGTGTGAACTATCTTCCATCCCTTTGCCTCATCGCTTGCATGACACAGCCCATCGCCATCCTTGGGAACTTTGACCACTACATCGCTTCCCACGATCTCAAATACTTCCCGAAATACGCCATCATCAAGGCGTTTCAAAGTAAAGCCGCATTTCACCAGAAGATCAGTTATTGTCTCTGCATCTTCTTTTTTAATAATCTTCAAAATGCGGGAAAAACTCAACCGCTGTCCCATTATATTTCTATTGCTCCTGCGTCTCCATCCGTACTTATTGCAGCCCCGGTACCATTAGCCGTCCGTTCTTGGACTTGTTGGGCGAATGTATCTCTAGTTACCTCAGACCGCGATGCTTCTGATGCCATGACGTTTTCAACGTTATAGGTTCGGAACGTGCTACGTGCCCCATCAACAATGAGCCACATCCTGCCGCCACTGGAATACCTCGATAATCCGACAGAGATAAGTGCTTTGTCAGAGAATGATTCTGAAATTGTTGTGCCCTCAGCCTTGGCTACCTCGTCAATTTTGTTGCTGCCTATGCGGTCGCGGTGAAGGGCAATGTTGCAGTCGCAGTCTTTGGCTACTTGTGACGACCCATCATTGTTGCTGCTGGTCGCAATATTGCCTGTTAACACGCGGTGCGGTTGCAGGATGCGAATGATTTGTACACCGTAATCCTTGGCGAACTGAGCAAGCACCTTACTGAATGACGATATGCGTTCAGTCCTGTTTTGTTTTCCGTTAGATGTGATAGTGTCAATAAAGAGTTGTAGGTTGTCAATGACGATCCACTTGACGCCGTAGCGTCGAATCACGTCTCGGATAAGTTGGTATATGTCTTGCTCCGTCTTGTAACGTGGTGAACAAAAGTATAGTTCGCCGGGCGATTCAGCCGCCATCTGCTGTACCTGTGGAATCTTAGTGAGAAATTCGTCTAATAAGGCTTGTGCTTCCTCCGGGTTCTTAGGTATATTGTCTGCAATTTGGCCTCTGTAGCAAATCCACTTACGGGCCAGCTTGAGGCGTGTCATTTCACCACATATAAATATACCATCTTCCCCGTAGGTAGTCACCATGTGGTCAAGAAGATTCAAGGCGAGCGTTGTTTTGCCCATCTTTTCCTCAGCGATAATGTCGATCACGTCGCCTGAGTCGAACGTTACCAGTTTGTTCAGGTCACAGAATTGGGATTTGTACTTGCCCTCTACGCTATGATTCCCGTTGAACTCATCAAGCAGAGCTTGTAGAGCATTTCTGGCGCTACTTACGCCCTCTACGTCGAATTGTAGGGCGTTTTGTTTCAGTCTCTCGAACTCCTCAGCCGTTCCACCGCCGACTGTGAACCATTCGTTCAAATCTTTGCCCCTACGAGTCTCGCCAAACTCTGTGGTTACCTCGAAGTCAGGTAAATCGATTTTCCAACACTTATCAATGCCGATACGCTTGGCGATTTCTTGGGCGGCATTCTGCCCGGCCTTGTCTTTGTCGTAGCAGATATAAATTTTTTCAAGACCAAGCTCATCTAGTTGGGTGATCCAGTCGGCCTTTTTGAAATTGGCACCGGGGACACCGCAGATGTTTGTAACACCTTTATCCAGCGCGGCAATCGTGTTCGCCTCGCCTTCAACAAATACGACACTCTGTAGCCCCTCTTTCAAAATCTCTCCATTATAAAGCGGAGCATCCCATCCAGTTGGGCTAGAGAAGCCTTTTGGCACAGCACCCGGACGAGTAGTATCAGGCAGCGTGCGATAATGCACAAAAACACAAGAGCCATTAACAAGATACGGATATACTAGCGCCCGAACATTTCCTGCTTCTTTGAAATATCGTTGCGGTATAAGGCCCAACTTGCGTTCTTTAATGATATTTACTGAAAAACCACGATTATTAACAAGATAATCCATTGCTTTTGTGTCACTAAGAAGCAACTGATGTGCTTCTTCAATATCTGGCAATGATTCTCGTTTTATTGTGTCTCCTGCCCAATCGCGCCTAGATTCTATGCCGGGTATATTTATTCCTAAAAACTCCTTAATGTTTACAAGACGACCTGACTTTCCACATTTTTGGCAGATATGTAGGCCATCGCGGTTCCGGCGTTCGCTATCATTGCCGTGAATCTCAATGTAGAAGTGCCCATAGCCGCCTTTACCGCAGTATGGGCATTCCTCAAGCTCGATGTTTGGCGCTGTTCCTTCCTTCCAGTTCCAACCACGAGACTGGATGAACTGGAAGGAAGGACTTCCTTCAAAACCTTCCGGGATATTCATTTATATACCTACTATAACACAGAATGGGTTATTTTGTCAAGTTGTAAATCGATTTAATTTGGTGGGGTAGGTAATGGTTGCCAATGTGTTACCTCAGAGTCTTTAAGCATATGCGAATAGTCGAAATACCATGTAAATCCATTTTCAGACCAATCACCAAAGGCAACAGCTTGACGAGGGGAATAGTTTCGTTTCAAATATACTAGAACCCTATCTGTACCGCCGTCCTGAAAACCGCTCATTTCCGGTAGACGGTCTTTTACATTAATCCACCCATTGTTATCCATTAATTAATTAATTAACCTCATTGGTTGTGGCAGTTTAGATAAATCGCCCGATGAGTATGCTTGCCACACTTCGGTGTCCAACTGGCGTACCGACTTACCTTGAGCAACGGCTTCTGCTATAAATATATCTTCTAGTCGTTTATAGGTCTTGCCCTTCGGTGGGGTAGATTTTGGGACGCCCGACACATTCATTAAGCGCAGGTACTTAAGAACGTGAGTGTCAAGCGGAACTACTTTAAGATCAGGGTCTATGTAGAGCATAAGCATTCGAGCAGTCTTGGGACCGATGCCGGGTATGCTTTCTAGTCTCTCCACAGAAAGGTCTTTTTCCACATCGAGTTTGGTAACCTCGCGGAATGCACGCTCGATGCGCGTATATTGACCAAACTTAAACAATCGCAATGTAGCCATGAATCCTGAACAATCAATATTGTGTGCAACGATTTGAAAAGGTGTCTCGTTGGAAAATCGATACCAATCTAAAAAACCATCAAGTTTTTCGGCAGTTTTATTAGCCGGTTTGTTGGCGACACAGATTCCAAAGAGTACCCAACGCTCTTTGTTGGCGCGTCCCTTTATAACTTCGCACTCGACATTTGGAATGGTTGACTCTCTCATCCCGGCACCGGCAGTCCAAAAGATAAATATATTACGAACAGAAACAAGAAGATAATGACAGTGATGAGGGCGCATGTTTCATACGGAAATTTTTCCATCTTCAACCTCTCGGCTCACAAAATACTTATCTGGTGAAGTACAGGTACAATCAGATTCCGACGCACCGTGAGCGGTGGGACAACATGCGTTGGGATCAGATATTTGATTGCAGTAATGTATGCAGCCCAATTGCTTAAACCATCCCTCTAGGATTCCCTTTGTAGCCGCATAGGACAACCACAAGGTACGAAGGCCAACACAAACTTTATACTGTCTCATTTTAGCTGTCTGCTTTCAAGAAGGCATTGGAGACCACTTTGAGTTGTAGACGCCCGATGCCGCGCATATGGCGATACGGGGAATGTGTCTTGATAACTACACCCTCGCGTAAATGGTTAGCCCCCACCACACTTGATTGACCGTCTACCATCTTTTGTATTGTTTCCCGGTCGTAGGGTCCAACATAGAGAACAGGAACAATGTAATCTTGTGGAATCCTAATGCCGTTCCAATCAAGATGGTGAACCCATTCGTTTTTGTTAGAGTCCCACACATCGAATACGAAGAACTTTGTTTCGTCTTTTTTGCAGCCGTAATTGAACTTTCCTTGTGTCGGAACAGACTCGCCATAGAGTGCCATACCGGGGTGTGCGAAACACCACTTACTAATCCATTCGTGCTGTCTTATGACTTTATTCCATACATCGGAACCACCAGCACGTTTCCATTGATAGTGTGAACCAATATATAGTTTTTCATCAATGGCGACGAATCGGCTATTGCTTCCATGAATCTTTTCCGTCACAAAGACTGGCTCATACTCCGTGAAAGCATGTGGATAATTTTTTAGCGACTCTACATCGTAGGTCGGAATTGTGAAGTTTACTATGATAGCTTGCTCACAACCACGCTTGTTGAAGGTGATGTGGCTCCAAATGAACCTGAACCAACCCTTGAGAGTCCTTGGATAACGAATTTTGCGCTTTGGTGCGGCCCCACAGTCGGCTTTGGTTTCTTCTCCATCGCTTTCCGGGACATAGTGCGTGATGCCTAACAGGTCTGATACATCGTCACCTACTTTATATATATGGTCGTTAATTCCAATTCCGTCTCCATTGTATACCGGAAAGGAAACTACATCGGCAAGGGGCATAAGTAGACCTTCGGACCACTCTTTGCGGAATCTTCGGACGGTGATACGGCGTTTCTTTATTGGAACGGGTACCGGACCCAAATCTTTCCATATAATGTTAGGATCACTCGGCATAGGATCAGCGCCAAGGGAATCTAAATATGGTTGCCAAATGAAGCGAAATGGCTCAGTTTGTGGAACCACACTATCGGGTTGGATGTAAACGCTTAAATCGCCAACCTTGAACTCGCCCTTACGCACTACAACCTGATATTCCCCTATTGGAATAATTTCCAGATTGACCGTCTCAGGGTCAGGGTGCGGCAGAATCGTTTCAATCTTCACAATGTTAGCTTGATGGTTGGCTTTATTCGGCTCCATAGTTCCCCCTATAGCGTAAACTTAATGATGGTTCCCGGTGGAAGTTTCTCACCAGTTTTCATGGCAAAATCTGTGTCATATACAAATTGAGCTTTACTACCACAGGAATGGATAAATGTTGTATTAAGTAGTGTGTTAATAACTAGAAACGCATCTTCATGTAATCTAATAATCGTCTCAAAATCTGTTTTTTCTTCATTCAATGGTACGCGCATTCCCTCACCTACATTCAAACTGTATGGCGCTGCATTTTCCAGTGTGATTGGTATTTCAAGGGTGATTTCCATTGTTCCTCCTATTTTCTCTTGGATGCTATCGCCTCTGTAATCTTCCTACTTGCTTGGCCTTTTGTCAAGTTCGGCGGAATGACTACAGTTCCGGCTTTGATGCCTTTCTTATAAAATTTTCTCAAAAGTTCCATTTGTTCATCGGTTGCTGGATCATCATGCCATTTTTCTTTGCGGCGAATGATCTTTAACACTTCTGGTATTGCCTTGAAGATCAAATCATCGGCGGCCATAAACATTGCCTCGATGGTGTCCCGTTCTCCGTGATATACTTTACCTTTTATTGTACCATGAAGTTCCCATTTGTCAAGTAGATTCTGTTCAATCTCCAAATAATCTTTGTTAGGTAACAGGAGAACGTAAGAACCCGTGGGCGATACAAACCAGCTAAGCTCACTGTTCTGTTCCACATCGGGAGCAAAGTGGTACTCGAACAAGTTGATTGCTTTGATGTGTGTTTGTAGCTCGGTAATATCCGCAAGCGTACTAAAATCGATGTTGGGATGTTCTTTTTGTGCCTCTTCCAGCTTCTTAATTGATTCTACAATCCCGTTGCCGTGAAGGTCCAACACCGCGCTCATGCCCATCAACGTTGGGAGCGTCACCAGTGTATTACGCTTGGCATTATCTACAACGTCAAGAACAAGACAATCTCGCTTGTACGGATGCTCTGGTTCCTCTATAATGTTATTGAGATTGCCACAACCATCTTCTAGTCGTGTGCCGCGTCCTATGGTCTGAATAAATTTCACCGGGGACTTAGTTGGGCACGCAAGAACGATGCAGGACACCCGCCAGTCATCATAGCCCTCGATCAGCACACCACAATTGAACAGTACGGTAATGTCGCCCCGTTTATGGCGCTCTAATTTTTTAGCTCGGTCAGGATCATCACCCCAAATAGCCTCGGCTTTTACGCTGTGTTGCTGGAACATGGCCGCAAGATTCTTGGCATGTTCTATACTCACCGTAAACCCTATGGTCTGCCGATTTTCCCCATATTTAAGCCATGCATCTAAAACTGTCTGGTTGCGTTCGGGGGTGTCAACAGTGTTTGCCAGTTCTCTTTGGTCATAATCACCGGCTACAATCTTAATACCATCTAAGGAAGCAGTTGTACTAACTTTATATCCACGAAGTTCAACTAGCCAACCATCTTCAATGGCTTTCCGTAGCGGATAGTGATAGGTTATCTTCTTGTAAACCTTCGCTAAAGGTTGCCCGTCGCCCCTTCGACCAGTTGCCGTGACCCCTAAAAGCAGTCGTTTATTGTCGTCCGCTAAGACTCCAATCGCCTCAAGGATATTTGTATAGCTAGGGGCTGTAGAATGATGAGCCTCATCGACCACAATCTTGTCAAATTGCGACCAGTCGTAGGATTCCAGCCTCTTGGTACCCTTACGCCCTAACGTCGCCACAGAAGCCACTACAATGTCAGCGTTGGCCGGGTCTGCGTGATGCTCTGCTTTCTCTTTGTCTACTCGGAGGGATGGGTTGGTTAGCCTTAGTTTCTCAATGTTCTGGTCGATCAACTCTTCTCGGTGGGCCAACACCAACATTTTACCGGGAAGCAACGGCTTTAAATGTTCATAAAGCTTTGCAAATACAATAGTTTTGCCAGTACCGGTAGCCATTTCGACAAGTTGTTTAAACACACCAGCCTTGACACCGGAGTATACGGCATCTTTTGCCTCTGTTTGATATGGACGATCCTCAAACATTCTGGTATACCCAATCAGCAAATAAAAGCAACTCTTCTTTACTAGCGTTTTGCTTCATCGCGTTTGCTTTATACGATATTACCATAACGTTATCCGACATGTATCCTAATTTTGAATCAATACGGTCAAGACTAGGAGAATTTGGACCTTGCTTTCCTTTTCCAACAAATAAAGGTATACCAAGGACCGGGCAAACTTTTGGTATAAAAATATCACCACTCGTTAGAGAAAATGAAACGCCAATTTTTTTTTGCCCTACGTTTAGCCCATATAAGCATTTTTTGTGCTGGATTGTTGGCATCTCGTATACGACGTGTTTCATTTATCCGGTTGCTGTGTGCTCGTCTGTATTGCCTGTCATACAGCAATCTTTGTTTTCGATTCTTTTTTCTCCACAATTTATTGAGTTTTTTGTAACAGTTCTTGCAAATTGAGCGCCTCGCAGTGCTCCCGGTATACTTGTAAAATTGTGAAAATTTCTTAGATTTTTGCACCTAGTGCATGTTTTTATTTTGGTATCCATTTTCCAATCCGTGTGAATTTTACTACCAAATTAGTTTCCAGTAAAGACAAAACTTCAATTTTCAGGCTCCCATCGTGAGTACCTCTGTGGCAACTCCAACAGAGTGTGAGTAAGTTGTTTAGTTCATCTGCACCGCCATGACTTCTATAGATCACATGGTGCGGATGCAGCCCATTTGAATCCCCACAGTGTCGGCAACGATACCCATCCCGTTTAAAACATGCTGTAGATAGCTCAGTCGGCAATCCTAACTGCCTCTTCAAAGTCATGGTGTAATTGTTCCGTATTTTGTGCTGCTAACATACCATCACCGAAGCCCTTGAGATAGGAAACCTCTGTAGCTAAACGGCCAGTATTGGGTTCAAGTTGGGTGCAGCGATCATCTTCAAGGTTCACCATGCCAAAGTCCTTTTGGTAAGTAATTGGCAGCACCTTTCCAATGTACTTGAGGCACCACTTTTTAATTTCATAGTACGCTATTTTTACCTCTTCCGAACGACGAGCGAACTGTTCCGAAGATAGTATTGGATCAGGCGGTGCTACGCGAGCCGTAAAAATACGGACTTCCTGACCTAACCTAAGACGTTCCTTAAGTCGGGCAATTGTAGTCGGAATTGGTTCTCCAATATGATGCGGACCCTTCCATCCATCATAGGTTGCAAGGGTTCCATCTAGGTCAAATCCGTACCATGGATTCATTAGCGCCTCTTCTTTTTCTTTGCCTTTTTGACGCCAGCTTTGTTAAGCATGATCGCAATGGCTTGCCTTTTTGGCTTGCCAGCGGCCCGCTCGACCTTGTAGTTGTGGCTCATTACGCCACGCGACTTACCTTTAAGTAACGGCATTTGTTCCTCCTGTCCACTATGCCATTTTCTTTTTCGCAACAGCAGCGGAAACTTTTTTTCCCTTTGGTGCAAAACACTCAATTGCTTTTGCTTTTGTCACTTTTCCAACCCATCGATAAGTAATTGGAGCAGTGCTCATTAAAACCCCTACACGGCCAAAATCATCGCGTACAGCTGCAGGTACACGTGGAATTACATCGGTCAAATCTGGTTCAACTTCAAGGACAGCCATACGGATATTATTTGCATCGACTAGGTTTCCAAGAAGATGATAACCCAATGGTTCAATTTTTCTTTTCGGCATTTCTGCCCTCCAAATATCCGGCAGTATTGGCCCAAATGATTACCGAAGCAATCAATCCTATATTCAGGATCATGCTTCCATAGACAGGCACCACCAACAACGCCATGAAGGGAACAAACGCACCGCCTAGTTTCCATAACAATATATTAAGCTGGTGTCTCATTTGTCCCTACTTGCTAAACTTGTAGACGTGACTCCCGACAATAATCCATGCCAGCGTTTTAGCTATACGGGCAGGATCATAGACCGATGGGCTATCAACCGAATAGAACAAAAAGCCAAAGCCCCCTTTGTTGTTGTGAACATCGGGTCCATTATAAATGAACCCGGTATGTTTGGCAATAAAGGTTTTGATGAAATTTTTAAACAGTCGCTTCATTTTTCTCCTCCGGGTCCGGTAACGTTTCAAACTTTTCAAGTGTCAGTGTTTCGTCAGCGTTGATGATAATTGCCATGATTTCAAGAGCAGCCCCATCACTCGGTAGCTCTGCATTGCCCTCTTCGTCTTTGGGCTTCGTGCCCATGAGTAGCTTCACTTTTTCAAGCGCCGGGCGAAGATTATTTTCATACCCAATGCGCTTAAGTGTGAACGTTATATGCATCAAATCGTTCTCGCCAATCAAACCTTTAAGTGTTCGGACGTGACGGCGCAAGTCGTCTATTGAAATGGTTTCACCGGCCTGAATAAACTTCAAGATGAAGTCCTTGATGGCGTACTTGTCACCGTTCTCCGGATTGATCCATTCGCCCTTGGGGTCCAGCGATGTGATCTCCCTCATGCGCGTAGTACCCAAGGGTTCATACTTGCATTTCGGTATCTTAAGTTCTTTGGTAACTTCAAAGATGCGCACAAGATACCGTGCCCGGCTCTCCTTGAATTTCAAACTGCGAATATAATCTCTAAAGGTATTGAACTCAGGCTGGTACAGCTTGCCGTCTTTTACTTTAAAAAATTGTTCGCCAATATCGAACAGATTTTGAGTTGCAGCGTTAATCAGGGATTCAAGTTTCTTTCGGGCCGCTGCTGACTCACCGGCTACAGCCTCGCCTACCAAAACAATTTCGTCCATTATTTCTTCCTCGATAACTTTTTTTCTACTAATTCTTCAAAAGTTTCAAAATGATGCACTCGTGGTCGATAGTGGAAAACATTTTCCTTTGGACCTACTACCCAAATAGTTTTGTCAGCCCGCAGTGCATAACCAAACTCAACGTGTCGCCCACCGCGCTTCCATCTTTGCAATGGGTTTTCACTAAAGAAGATCACCACATGAGCAGCATCAACGTCCATAAGGTCTTTACAGGCTGTCATAGTATAGAATATATCTGTCTCTTCTCCCATGTTGCTGCTTGGACTAGTTGGCTCATCGAGCCAGTTTGAGGTAACCTTTACATTGTGGTCACGTTGTAAAATCTCACGATAAGCCTTCATTTCCTCTTTACGGTCATACCGCGCTGCCAAATAAACTTTTAGCATCTATTCCAACTCCTCGTCTACTTCTGTACTCGTGGTGAATGGCTGCGCCAGTTGGTTTTTAAACTGTTCTTTGACAACTTTCCAGACTGCTGTTTTATACTTTTTTCGGTCAAGAAGGGCAAAACAAATGTTTGCCAATTCTGGCGCTTTTCCGATCACGATTTCAGCAAACTCTTTACGAATTCGTGCTACGTACCCTGTGTCTAAATACAGATGATACGCTTTGGCGTAAGTTGTATTGAATGCTTCTGTCAGCCGGGTTACCCAACCTTGAATCCAATTCGTCACTGGTCCCGTTACTGTTGTGGTCCACTCTTTGATCTGTTCGTATCTCTCATCCTCAAGGGCCGCTAGAATAGCCTTGGGAGTAGCATTGTGAACGATTGCTTGCATAGCTAAAAAATTCTCATGCTTGACCTTGAGTTTAAGTGGTGACTCGCCGGTTCTCGTCCATGTCAAAACATAGCCTTCATGGTTGATTCGATCTTCTGTACAAACCTCTTCCACAGTTTTTCCATAAATATCTACAAGCTCCATGCCGTTGCGCTTGGCCCAAAAATAGCACGTGTTGTAGTCAGCCTCTTCCCCGGTTTCGTTGTTAACCAATCCAATCAACACGAGCTTACCGGGACAACCATAGTGGATAATGTGGTGCTGTATCTGTTCGTTGATAATCTCAAAAAGTGGTGTGTATCCTACGGGCCATTTTGCATATTTATATTGGCTCAAGTAATGAAGAGTTGCCCATACCGCATGGTCAGAATGAAATGATCCTTTGGTAGCAATGCCTGTATAATTATCGCCAATTTTTGTTGGCTCTTTTCCATTCTCTATCTTCCAATAAAATGTCTCTGGAAAATGATATAATATGCCAAGACTACCATCGATTTTTTCTGTAACAATGGGTAGTGTTTTTGGCATATTGGCAAGATGCGTCTCAGGTCGATAACTTGTCTGGAAATTGAAAAACTTCTCAAATGGACGTGCAATGATTTTTTGATTCGGCCCAACAATCAGACCACGGCACTTAGTGGTCACATCGTCCCACTTGTTTTCTAAAATTGTTGCACGGGTGTATGTGAATTGACGGAGAGGTAGTGTCTTGTGGTGATTCACTGTCACCAGGCCGTCTTTAATGTGCCGTTCCAGTTTGGCAATATCCAGATAAGAATATAGGTGCAAAGCTCCCCCTAGTCTAACAAAAAGGAACCGTGGGTATGTCCTGATCGCTACGGTTCCTACGATCCCGGAGGCTGCGCCATAAACCCATGCTTACCACAGCCGCTACACATGGGAAAAAGCGCCGGTCTTTCCCGGCAGTCATTGGCCCAACTGTTACACCGGCATTTCTACAATGGCGATTCCACTACAGGTTTTTGGTGCCATGAGTTCCCTAAGTATTAGGTCAGCCGTTAAGGGATGCGCCAACGCAACCCATCACTTCCGTTAGATTTCAATGGGTGCGCTTGAATCTTCCCCACCCACTTGATCGTTTATAGCCGTTTCAGTTTGTGCTACCGGGTCCACTACATCACCATCGTCCGCGCTCTCAGCGAAACCAACAAATTGCTGATAGACTTCACCGAACTTTTCGATTGATTCTGGTGACAACAGGGTGAAGTCACTGAATACCGGCACATAGGTAAGCAGATTGCCTTTTTGCTGTTTCTTCGTTGTGACCTTGAAGCTCACATCGTAGATGTTTGGGTTCAGACCCTTAGCCTTCATCATGACAAACTTGCGTGATAGGTTAGCCATGCCTCCCTCGAACGCTGTCTTAGCCGTACTGCGGAGATACCATTGCAGCGGTAGTTGGTACTGTGTATCAAGGAAGAGTCCACGATAGAACAGGTCACAAGGTGGAATATCCTCGCGCTCATGTGTCTGCCGGTACTTGGACCAGTCACCCTTGGGGCAACTAGCGCATTTCAGTGCCCCCGGAACACGAACGCCCTCATCCGGGCCGCTCAGTTCCTTACCATTCCGATCACGGATCACCAAGGAACAAGCGCACATAAGGTTCTCAGGAGTCCGGTTTAGCTCTCCCGGCTTGCCGAAGTAGTAGGCTCGACGCTCAACAGGCATACTCAGAAGAACCATTTCCAATTCATCGTACTGGTCACCGGTCTGAGAGATACGAAGCTTGCCCTTGATTGCACCTTCGGCTTGACTGTTTGGTTGAACAATTGTTAATGTTGATGGCCGAAGTTTGAAAATCCTCGCGCCGAAGTCAATACCACGGCCCCCTTCTTGAACGGTAGCCAGCGCGGTATCCCCACTCGGGATTGTAAGAGCAGTGCTCATGTTTCTCCTTGCTTCCACAGGCTAGGCACTGAGTACCTGCCTTTTTCCACTATACAGCATTACTATAACACATTTCAGGTCGGTTGTCAAGTTAAGAATTACCAATTTCGGATGCAGCAGCACATCCAACCAAGCGGCCATATTTCATACAACTTGTAGAAAGCTATAATGTTTATCCACAACCATGCAGGTACCCATTTACGCTTTCTAGCCACGATTCTTAAATCCTCTGTGCGTACCCATCGTTCCTGCATTTTTTCTACTCCCTATGGAACACGAATAAAACCAATAGAATTACCATAATAAGGAACGGAAACGCAATGCAGATGGCAATCCCGACTAGGGACGCAATGATTAACAGGACCACATATAATACCTGTGCAGCCAGATTACCTAAGAAGTTCCAGAGCATGAACATTTGTTCCTCCATTTGTTATGGTTAAAGCATAGAAGAAGTTACATAATCTCGCGGGACCACGTGAAAATGCTCATATCTTCTGTGGAACCAACAGTGTGCAAAATTTGCATGACATGCGTTATTTCCTACACAAAAACTTTTAATTGGATGCCCAGCATTTCGTATAGTATACTCAATGACACAACACAACGGTATTTCTGATTCAATTCCAAAAAAGAAATTAAAAAGGCACCTAGTGACACGACGCTTTTTGGCCCATCGAGCCAAGCGACCCGGATCACATCGCCCAACTTGCTCGTGCATGTAACTCATTTCAATAGGCTCAACAGACTGGATGCAGCAGCATGTTGTGATACTTTTTTAGCCGCCTGAGCATTCTGATATATTGTTATACAAGTTTGACAACCTTTGCCGTCATTACAGGTTGGTCGCCTGACGCCCCGATACCGGTCAGCACCTTTGCATTTGATCTTTAAATCCTCTTTGGCCTTTGCCTTGGCTTCTGTTTTCTTGGCAGCCTTTTCTTCTTTAGCTTTTTGCTTATCGGCTGCTGTAGCGGCCTTCTTAGCTTGCTTCTTGGCCTCACGCCGCAGGGTCGTATAGGCGTCCATGCGTTTCTCAATGGCTTCCACACTATTCTTAAGAGCCAGCGCCTCTAGGAAGGCGTTAAGGTCGGCCTTAAACGTCCCCTCTTCACAGTGCCACGGGTCAAATTCGGCATCCTCTTTGCCAAGACGGATTACCCATCGATCTGTAATCATCGATGGTGTCTCGATATAACTATTGATTGGTGATCCGTTTACAGCCGCAAGGTAATCAGATAATGATTCTTCGTTATAGGCCGCTGTATACGCCGCCCCTTGGAGGATGTACTCAATATAAAGATAGTTTGATGATTTCCAATCGACATTCGAGAATCGATCTTTGAACTTTACCGGGCAACACGCAGGATCATCGCACGAATCAACCAGTGCAAAGCCGTCAGCCGTTCCAGCATACTTATGCTTGCGGCTATAAATCTTCCGTTCGGCACTGAGCCAACGGACATTGTGTTTCCGCATCCAGTCTAACGCGGCATAGCAGCAATTCTTAACTCGGTCATCAAATGGGAAATTTGAAAGAATTTCTTGTGTGATTTCAGAGTCCGGGCCGTTTGCAAGGATAGATTTGATGTACCGTTCTACCCATGAATGAGCAAAGCTTCCAAGCTCAGCGGCCTCTTCCAACTTTTCTTTATGGGCCGTCTTAGCATCGAGTACCAAATGCTCAAAGTCGGCAAAATCTATAGAAGGAACAATTATACCACCATCGACTAATTCTTTCCCCAAGCCAACCGTTACAGCTTGGGTTGGGATATTGGCTAACAATTTAGCAGCCATCATCTTGCAGCCCCACGGGATTAGCTGCTTACTCTTGTCGATAATATGGCAGACAGACGTTACACCCTGTTGTGGCTCAAGCTCACCATTCGGGCGCACAAGAAAATAGGTGTGACTCTTCGGCTCATATTGGAGCGTGACAGTACCGCCATAAAACTTATATTCCTCTGAGAGTCCAGAGAATCGGTCAACAAATTGGTCAAGGTCGTTCATTTACAACTCCACGGGTGTATTGTAGTTTGCCATACGAGGCGGTAATTTTTGTACATCTGTCAATGGCACCCACACATTCCAACGCTTGCCTTTGACTTTATGATACGCCGCAACAGGACTGATCACAAACCGTTTGCCAACCTTTTTAACTAGCGTTCCTATATGCCAACCCTGTTCGGTAAAATACCGAACTAGCTCTCCCACTTGCGGAATTTCAGGCGGAATTTCAACAACTTTTTTCTTTTTCATGGCTCAATGCCGCATTTCAGGTTAGCGAGAATTTCATTCACATCTTTAGTGTACTCAAAAGGATCGCATATCCCAATTGCAATGTCCCTTAGAATATTTTCGTTTAGGTACTCAACTTGAATTAAACCGGCACAGTTAACCTCTGGTCCCATATGTTTATATATAGTTGTTACAATGTGTCGAATCGTATTCTTTGTACTTGCAAAATCATCTACAATTACATATTGACTGCATGATTTTACACCTTCAAAGGACAGTCCCGAATGAGAATCGTCACAATCCTTGCGGACAAGAATCATATCTTTGTGCAGTCGCATGGCCAGCGGCGGCCCAAGAAAAGCCCCTGACATGCCTTGGAACGCAATGGCGTCGAACTTATGGAGACACATCCGTAATGCCCGTTCGGCTAAATCCAACCTTTGCTGTAAACTTTCAGCAGTCAAATATGGGCGCATATGACTGCTTGTGTTCAGGTCTTTCCATTTGTCCATAATTATAGGAGGAAACTCAAACTCTGTTTGCACCGGTTTCATCTCTGGGGGCATTTCCCAATAGCGTACACGCACAGTGCTGTCCGGTGTCGGGGTAGGTGACATAAATGGTATAAAACCAAACGGTGATTCCGCATTAGCTATCAACGAATAATCATGGCCGAGTGTCGGCACTGCGATATTTTCTGGCATGACATGTTTCCACTGTGCTAATTATAACATAGCACATTTTCGTTCATTTGTCAAATTGCTACCGAACTACCTTGGTTCGCGTCAGCACGGTTGTTTTCACAAGGCGATATTTCCCTGCTGGATTGGTTTTCTTGGCTTCTTTGAGCGCCTTGCGCCCTTCTTTTCGGGTAATGTATTTGTCCGCTTGGAGTACACTTGGAGACCATGCCCCTTTTCCTCTAAATTGATGCTCAATTGAGTACCATTGATCCATGACTACACTCTTCATTGTTAATCCTCCTGTCAAAATACGGACTTCCAACGGGCTTTTTTCACCGTGTCGGCATTGTCTGTATAAAAAAATAGCACGGGAACTACGATCAGCAAACCTAATACAATGCCCATTGCGATACAGTTCCAGCGGATGACTTTCAGCATGTTACCGTGTGTTCCAATCGCCGGGTGATAATAGTACGGGCCATATAAAAACCCGGCCAGCAATAGACCAATCGGAGAACAAACCAGCAACCACAACAACACCCATAAAAACATATTATACCTCTGCTGCAAAGCGTATGAGATCATTTTTGTTCAGCGCCCTATATCTATCAGACTCATCAACCTCCGCATACACAGGAACATCATAGAACGCAGCAGTACCGCCGGGATAAAGATTCCGGTCAAATAACTGTAAGGCCGCATCTATCGGCCCACGGGCAATAACCACAACGCCTCCAGGCCAACCTTCTTTGCCTATATCAAAATTACTACTCTTGTTGGCATCACGGTGAAATGACACAAATATTTGATGCATTGGCTGGTTTATCTCAAGTCCAATTTTTTCGACTAGACCTTCGAGCATTTCAGTCAACTCTTGTTCACTCATTTCTGCGATTGATGCAAGCGTCGTGTTGAGCATTTGTCTACCTCATGTGCCGATTGGCGAATCTATCCAGCGCCTTGCGGCCTTTCAAATGACAACTAAGTACCAAATCAGTTGCCGCATCATACTTACATATAAGCACGGGCGCACCTTGATTGTCAAGGAACACAACCCGTGCTGGTTGGTGCCCGCAAGCCGCCAGAAGGAAGCACGAAGCTAATATAATTTTAGCTAGACTTGGCTTCATCAGACAGTTCCTCTTCCTCTTCAATATCCACACGGTCGGCCATAATCATGCCAATAAGTGACCCTACGGCAATGATAGCAGCGAACGGTGAAAATGTGCTAATCGCGGCAATAGCCGACGCCCCAAAGAGTGAACCAAGAATATTCTGGATCACATGATTGCGGACACGTATTCTGTGACGCCGCTTCTTTGGTGTGTTTACACCTGTGTCAATAACGGTAACGGACATTCGGTTCCCTCCAATTTGTTCCGGTCTGTAATAATGACTCGATCTTCGTTCGGTCGGTCACAGTCACCCATCTTCCAGTACCTAAAGTTAATCCCTTGGGCCTCCCACTTATAAACCAACGGTCTATAAATGTTCCGTACATGGAATCGGGTGTTGAAATTTTGGTAACGAACATTATAGCAAATACGCTTTATCAACACATCGAAACTTTTTTCTACGTGTAGGCCAACATTTACAGCCGCGATGCCCCATCTGCTAAGATCGTCAGCCATACCCTCGGTCAGAAAAACTCCGTTAGTATATAAAATTTTATAAGCATCCAGTGCTGCCACACAGATGCGCTTGACTCGCTCAGGAAAAAGCAAAGGCTCCCCGCCGCTGATGCACACGTTGGGATACTTCTTCCAATCAATATCGGCAAAGGCAATCGGTTTAATCTGATTGCGGAACCGTGGAATCTCATTGCAGCAATAGCTACACTTGAGATTACATTTCCAATCCACGAGAGCACATATGGTGTCGATCATAGTGTTGCCTTTGCTGGTTTAACGGCTTTGGTTGTCGCCCACTTCGCAACACGGACAGCCCATCGATAGATTGGTCGCACAATCCGAATGCATTTCGGGTTACTGCAAGACGGCAACTCATTGGTCGCCTTCTCACCACAGTTCAAACACAACGGGCGCAACTTTTTTCCTTCCCAATTGTTCAACCGACTATGCGCCAATTTCATCGTAATGTTAAGCCCTGATTCCCGCTGCTCCATCTCAAACCTCATCTCCTTCGATTATATGATTGATGATGCCACTGCGCCGGTCTAGTTCCACTGCCCGCTCAAAGTCTACATCGTCAATAGTACCATAGGTGCAGCATGAATCCTCTTGGTCATAATCGTTCCAAGCCTCCCATCCGATAACTTCACCATCTTCCGCGCATTCATTATAAACCTCAAGACCACCAATGTTGTAGTAGTCTGGTTTGATTTTGATATTGTTCGCCAGTTGGAACAAGTCATACTCGGCTAAGACTTTTAATATAAGTTTAGCCTGTACGAACCCTTCTACTGGAACAAAAAACCGCTTACCGGGGACTTGAGGAATCCACCACACACGAAGTTTCATCTTTTTTCTCCCAAAATTTTTGTAATATCCTCTACTGTGCTGAGAATGGTGTCAAATTTCCAATTACTGTCTGGTTCTGGTGATTCTAATATAAAGTACATTTCATCAGTAACACTGGAACACTTTACTCGAACTGTCCAATACCAAATCTCCGCTGCCGCTATGATGGGTTTAATGGCGTTAAATGAGGGTGCTTTAAAAAACACAATAAATGCATGTTTACCGTGTCCGCAACACGATTCAAATGTCTTGATGCCGGGCAGAGCATTCATGGCATCACATAAAGGGATGCATTCGGGGTCCATCTTGCCAATGTATTTCATAGCTTTGTCTCCCCGGCTACATGCAGCGCCCTATAAATCGATTTAGCCGCTTCGTCATCTGTTGCTTCCAAATAGTAGCCGGTGCTAGCAATTGACTTGTGCCCTAGCCATTGCCTAACGAATTGAATACCCGACGTATTGATCGCACTCATTGCAATCGAATGCTTAAGCGCGTGTGGGAACAATTTCGTCTCGTTTATCCCGGCTTTCTTTCCGGCTCTGCGAATGAGGTTATAGACTCCAAAGCGGGTTATGGGAAACAACCGATCTCCGGGGTTTAGCTTGAGTACCAACTCATTTAGCTCTACAACCTCATTAAATAACGGTTGGTCCGGATCACCGGCCAGCGGTTGCGATGTTTTACGAGACCCTTTGAGTCGTTGTACTGTCAAATAGTCTCCCTGTATATTTTTAGTGGTAAGCCCGATCAACTCCGAGACCCTGAGACCGTGAAGAAACGCAACCTTGAGCATCAACTTATGGCGTGGATTATCCACCGCTGCCAATAGTCGTTGTAGCTCGTCAATGGTTAAATATTTCACGATCAAGTATATCCTCAATTAAGGTAGCATTAGCGATAAATTGTTGCACCTTTTTTAGCTTTGATCTTAAGATTTGTATTGCAACCTCTTGCGTCCACAGACGTAGCTGCGTCCGCCTTGAGTTCCGTCAAAGCTGTGCAACCCCTTGCGTCCACATACGTAGCTGCGCCCGCCTTGAGTTCCGTCAAAGCTGTGCAACCCCTTGCGTCCACTGTTTTGAAACCTTTTTTGCTTCTTCTCGCTAACGCTGCCCGTGTACGTTTTTCACAAGTTTCGGCGTCAGCCCAATTCGGCAAAATGTCTTGATCTATTTTAAATACCCATGCTTTTAACGATGGCCATTTTTTGATTTTGTCAACGGGAGTGATTTCAACCTTGACGATGTTTGGGCCATGAGTTCCCCATTCGTGAAGATTGTTTTGAGAGATAATTTCGCTGTGCAAATCTCCAGTTTCGTCATAAAACTCTTGATCCTTTGTTAGAACAAAGCTTGCGAACTTACACATGATATTCCTCCTAAAAACATATTACAAATCCCGTGATTGGTTAAGGACACGGGAAACCCTTGACTACGGTTAAGCAGTCGCAAGAACAGGACTAAACGCAAACGTTCCGAAGAACGCCGCCTTAAGCCTATTCCAACCGTCACGCAGTGTGGCAGTTTGTGTTTAGTTCTCGTCACGGTGAGCACCAATCCCGGCATGAACTAGCTTGCATGTTTCAATTCCGTCGAAACCGTGACGCTCCCATATATTTTTATGGTGGAAGCGACGGGAGTCGAACCCGTGTCCGAAATTGTATTCCGCACCTTTCTACATGCTTAAAACGTAGCAGCCTTACGACTGACTGCTACGAGGGGCACCCAACGGCCCTCCACCACCCGGTAGATACAGGTACCGGGACCATGACTCTACTTTATCCTATGTGATCTTCTCTTGTCAAGGCCGGGCAATAACCGGCTACGTGACCGTCCCGATGGTAATGTGGACAAACTGTACCAGTTGTTTCCTTCGGATACGTTACATCAATGACCATACTGGATTTATCGGTCAAAACAATGCGAAACCTTATCTGCGATGGATACTGTTTTTTGTATTCTTCTATGGCTTTCTGCGCTGTACCCATATCGCGTTCTGGTTTATGTAATATATTTATATCAACAAACTGCTCGAACATGGTTGAATAATATTGGGCATGTATCTCATTATCGCGCTCAATATGAGATACATGCTGAGCAAATCCACTTTGTAGCTTGGTGATTTCCATATTATACCCCATGCCCTTCTAGTGGCTCAGATTCGTCTTCAGACGCGCCATCTGTCAGTTGGGGTACATCGACCCTATCCGGGCCAGTAGACGCTTGTAGGGCCAATACAGGTGCCCCGGAGCGCATCGCTGCTAACCCTCTAGCTTCACAGCTTCGAGTCATGTACGCCTCAAATTCCATTACGGCTGCCCCTACCTTTTTTTCCAGTTCCTCAGCAGCGCACTGTTGGATGTAAGGAATGTTGTTCTCGATTTGCATCCGGGCAGACTCAACGCTATTTGTTAAGTCTTTGAAAACACCCTTGTTAGGACGTAAAGTACCATTGGACAACCCTTCGAGTTTCGCCTGTAAAGATTTCAGGTTGTCCGTGATAATTTTTGCCCGATGTGCCGTCTCTTCGTTAAACTTTATATCAAACTTCTCCGGTGCTGGCGGCTCTGGGCGGCTTCCCCATGACGGGTGTACCCATGGCTGCCCTTCATCACCCGCTGAATAGTGGACGGTACACGGCACACCGTTGCCCATGTTTGGCTGTGTAATCATTTGGGCATTCAGTTGACGCTTGATAGCGTCAGCTTTCTTCGTTGCGGCCCACCACTTGTTCATGAGCCTTACCACTCGGTTTGATTTCGCTCTATTCACAATGCGCCCCAGAGCCCTTTATCGAGTGTATCAAAAAAAGTATCCCGTGCTATGCCGAATCCAAACATCAACGATAACCACCCCATATGAATATATCCAAGTTTCTGTCCATATGAAAACTTAGGGGCTAACCATTGTAAATTAAAATCAAATACAAAAAAGAATCTTGGGCCAGTACGCCTAAGTTTCTTTTCGGGTTTGCTTGATTTTACCATGATGTTGACCTTATCACGATTTTCAAAATTCGTCAAGATTACTAAAGTTACTTGCCAAATTTAGCCTTTTCTTTATCCAATGTTTCCTGTGCTGCCGGGGTCAATTCAGTATTGGCGGCCAATCCCGCAATGTTGTCTCTCTGGAATCGACTAGAGTTACCATCGGCAAAAAATATACCTAACACTGTGGACCCCGAGAAAAGTGGGTTGCAACCAAACCCACCTTGAATAAGAACTCGCCGGTCACCAATGTTCCATGGGTATATCAATTCGCTAGCCTTAATGACTACAACCTTGCCTGTTAGGTCCATTCCGGTTATTGCTCCTGCGAGTGTGTTTACGTCATTGCTTTCCATGTATTTTTCTCCAAAATCTCCCTCTCGGGAGTTCCGTATATAAATATACGGGTTGGGGTTACTTGGCATATGCGGTGCCAGTCCCACGATAAATGGACGCGCCCTTTTTCGCCTTGATCTTGACGTTCTTCAGGCAACCAGTCACATACACTCGCGTTGCCTTTGGCGCATAGATTTTGGCGAGATTTTTATTGTTTCGGGCATCAACACAGTTGGCAACCGCAGCAGACAAATACTGTAGGTTAGGGTTACCTCTGGCTTCGACAGTATCGGCTTTAGGGAGTGCCAGTTTGGTTAACTTTTTCGAACTTACGATACTCACATACTTTGTGGCATTTGGTACGGTAAGTTTTTCCAGATTCGGCACGCCGTAGAGGGACACCTGTTTGGCACCCGGAGCTACAACACTCTTGAGGAGCCGCGCCCCGTTAACGTTTAACCGTGCGATTCTTTTTGGAAGAGTAAGCGATACAAGTTTGTCAGTTCCATTCAACTCGACAACCTTGAATCCACGTTTGGCACGCAGCTTAAGTGCCGCTCTTGCGCGTCTCTCAGTGTCCGCTGGATTGGCAGTATGCCATTCAGGAAACTTATCCTGATCCACACGATATGTCCATGTGTCCAAACTTGGGAACACGGTCATATTTTTATTGGGAGTAATTTCAACCTTCACGATGTTTGGGTCATGAGTTCCCCATTCGTGTAGGCCGAAATGGCGAATAATAGTACTGTGAGAATCCTCAGTAGGCAGAAAAAATTCTCTGTCAGCGGTGATAACGGATGATGCGAAATTGCACATTTCATGCTCCTTTCAGTGTTGAATTTACAACAAACCGGAGTCACACTGCATATTTAATAGCGCAGTGTGACAACGGAGTTATGCCGGTACAGCCGCAGTCGTTGCGCCGTCAAGTTCCGGAACCAGTTTGCGAACCTCCGCCGCGTACTGTTCGCGTTCCTCCATGGAACATGATTTCCAGAACTCGTTCATTTCGGTGAGTGGTACTGGTCAGTTTGTGTTGAGATTCAAAAACTCTTTCACTAGGATCACGTTTGCTTTGCCCACGTTCTTTTCTCCTTTCAAGTTTGATAAAAAGATATAGAGTACCAACTTGTTTTGGCCCGGCACGCCCCTTTATAAGCAATGGCCTCCTATTATGTTACCCTACTGTGGTCTTGGACATCGCCGCCCGGATAACTTTATAGTGCAAACGGCCATATATTAGTTTATCCTTTCTTGACTCACGTGCGCGGGTGGTTCCGTCTTGCGTCGGATCGTGCGCCCCCGATGCTGGAACCCCCGCGCATTAACCGGTGCCTTGGTGCTCGGCCCGTGCTCGGTGTAGTTCGGTCCACTGAGCACCGTGCTCGGAGCACCGTGCTCAACCCCGGTGCTCGGTGTTACCTCTTGCTGCTGAGACTTGTAGTGCCCGATGTGAATATGTCCGCACGATTCACTGAGGTATGGACGCATATCATTACGGGGCCGCGTATCATTGCCGTTCGCCCTGATATAGTTTATTGCGCTCCATCCGGCCTTGATGTTCGGATATATTTTTTTCCCATCAACCACACAAAATCCCTCACGTATCGGGTGATTGATTAAAGGCACGGTATTATGAACCATGCGCTTGATCTTACATCGCTTTGAATTAACCGGTGTCATGGTTACCCCTTCTTCTGTGGATTCACCTTCTGCGCGTTGCGTTCGCGCTTGCGCTGTATCCACACTTCGTGTGCCTTTGGATTCTTCACGTTGCGTTTGAGCGACTTGCCGCCTGTCGTGACTGATTTCACATTACACCTTCTTTCGGAAAATTTCGATTCCGCCGTGCTGATCTTTATTTACTACATCGACAACTACAAGACCATTCTCCCGATTGACAAACAGTAAAACATTGCGCCCATCTGGTAACTTTATACCAGCATAGAACAGTTCCAATCGGGGTTCCTCATCGCCACATCCGGCTACTGCGTAGGATGCCCACACGCCGTGAGCCTCGTTGAACATTACTGAACCGCCCTTAGTGGTCACTGATTGGACTATTGGCCCAAGATGGGTCGGCTCAACTTGCTTTTTGGCGGCCATTGTAAACCTGCTTTTTCAATAAAGTTGTCACGCCATTGCCCTTGTTGGTTGTAAGTTCCACCGTTACAAGTCCAGTGTCGCGGTTTAAAAAAAATGTTACCAAACGATTGTCTGGGAGCTTGCCTTCCGCATAGACGATACCATCGTCGGTTGGTCCGGTGGTGTTGCGCGGAGCCACATCAAACCCATTGGCAAATATATATACCATATGGGCGAAAAACTTGGTCACTCGGTTGGGCTTCTCCCCAAAGATCGCCATGATTTCGTGCAACTCAAACAAGTTCTTGAGCTTTATATATTTTTTGTTCGTTGCTCCAAATTCCCGTTCGGTCACTCGAATCGCACGCTTCCCGGCATTGTTAACATGGAGATTAAACACCGCCCAATGCTCACTTGGAAACGCCAAAGACTCGGTTTGTGTTGTATTTTTCATTGCACCCTTAGTGTAACACTGCACCTAAACCTGTCAAGTACCAAAACAAAACGTCTCGTCACCAAAGTAACTAATCGTTCCAAACGACTCCGGGTACCGGAACACCATCCTTGGTAGACGGATATGTATTTTTTAAATCACCGCGCAAGTGGCACATCGCCCGATGGAGGCAGTGCTTGGCTTCCGGTAAAAGTTTACACCGAAAGCCCTCGGATTCTGGAAACAATATATCGAACAAGAGTCCAATCGGCCCTCGCTCATAGCGCACTGGTTTACGCTTGGGTGCTGTCCCCGGTAGTTCCATAACGTTCAACGCCCGGCGGCCTGTATGCCCGGCTGCTGCAAGGTCTCTGTGTAGGCCCTCTGAGGTTTCCCAATGATGGTCAGGATTTCGATTGCATTTCAACCGGAATCCCGGTTCCATGACTGCGAATCCAGCGGACTCGATTGCTTCCGCCTCGGGCATTGTGGCAAAAAAGTTATCAAACTCTTCTTTCGTTTGGCACTTCGGACACGGACTGTAGGCCATGTTGTCTCCTTAAAAAAATAGCGGAATGTAGGCCGCGTAGTTTATGATGAACGACCACACATTCAGTAAAAATATATAACAATTCCAGCGTGTCATTTCTGGCCGCCTTCCTCAAGTATGGGCTGCAACTCCCTCATTTCACAAAACGGTGATAATGCTGCCCTGAAGCTTCCCGATTTATTGCAATATTGGCTAGAATCAAAATACTCTGTCCACCAATGAGTGCATCCTTTGAATCGGAATTCCATTTTGAATACTGGAAAAACAAGGCGGACAAAGTACCGCTTACGTTCGTATTCCTCTTGTGTCATACTGGCGCCCCGTTGGGTTTCGTTGCCTTACGCGCCAGTTGTGCTGCTGTGCGGTAACGATGCGCTAAATTTATATGAGGATGCTTGCATCTTGGCTTTGGTCGCCGGGTAACACGCGCTATCTTGTCAGTTGAATCAATCCGCGCCCGCATAGCGGCCATGACTTGCGAGAGTTCATTTTTGATTGGTTCTGGCATGGTGACCATCCCATTTAATAATCCCGTTTCATGTTTCCACTCTGCGGGTCAAGCCTAAAGTATCATGCCCCTAAAAACACGTCAAGCTAAAAAAGCAACACCTTGTAAAATCAAATTACCTAAGTACCTAAGAGAATTCCGCGAAAGTTTTATTACTAGAAGAGACGACCGGAATCATCAAGTACCTAAGTGATTTTGCTCGGATTTTTCCTGCTAGAAGAGATCGAACCCCACCAAAGGGCCGCCCGGAGCGGTTGTTACTTTGGTAACGTTACTATGATGACTAAGGTAACGTTACTGTTGCCAATTGTATACAGTTACTTTAGTAATATGTAATTGGTAGGGTGTATTACTCTAGTAACGTGTAACCAAAATGTTACTATTTCAATAGATATATTAGAACCAGGGTACCGGGGCCGCCTGTAGAACCGGGCCGCCGGGCCGCCGGTTGCCACGTGGGCCGCCGGTACCGGGCCGCCGGGGTTGCCGGTCACTCACGAGATCGGGCCGCCATGGGCCGCCAGTGTTCCCCCATGGGCCGCCGGGCCGCCGGGGGATGGTACCGTACCCTTATATAAAATTATAGGTAAAGCGATTTACTTTGACCGTGGTAAAATGTTTTTCAAACTTGAAAGTAAATCGGTTTACCTTATAAATATTTTTTTGAGGGTATAGGGTCACGAAAACTGTATATGAGCCATACAAGTCAACCGTGGGCCGCCGGGCCGTAGTTTACAGGGCCGGTTCTATGGTTCCGGACCATATGATCCGTTTACCGGGCCGTCGAAGTTCAATATATTTTTATATGGGAACGGGCCGCCGGGCCGGGCCGGAGCCGTCAAAAAAGAACCGGGCCAGTATCCGGCATTTCTGCCATGGTACTGGCCCGGAGTATTCACATCGGCCCGTTATAGGTCAAATGCGAGGCTAGTTTTTTAGCAAGTTGACTACATAACGCAGAATTGCAATACATTTTTCCCGGAACGTTTGCCCGACATATTCCGGAGTAAAAGTTCCGGTTTCGCGGTACTGGTGACAGTAACCTGAGAGTAATTCTTGCGCGATTTGTAAACGGCGCATAATGCGAGGATAGTTTGCCGATTGTTCAATGCGCGGTTCCACGTCCAATGCAACCCCAAGAGGAATCGGGCCGGTTCCAAGAAACGAAACGGCGATACCATCTGCTAGGGTGATCGACTCTCCCCGCATACTGTTCAAAGCTTCCGTGATTGCGGGATTGAGATCGGGTTCCGAAGCTGGCACAGGTTCCGGAGCTGGGTCCGGTACTGCCGGGGTTACCTCGTGGATTCTTGGCTCAACCGGATTAGGTAAACCGGCGGCCCGATAGTCACGTAACGTATTCCCGATCATGTTTTCGAGTGGATCATGTTCCGGGGGCGCCGGTTCCGATTGCTCGATTCCGAGTTCCCAGTTTACGTCTTCGACTGCTGCGAACAATTGCTTTTCTGTTCCGGTTCGCATCGCCAAACGGCACAATACAAGAAGATGCACAAACTCTTTGCGGTCAAATTTGTCTTGAATTTTGATCGCATCAAACAGGGTTTGTAGTTCAGTTTTCGTAATTCCAATCATTTGGTTTTTTCCTTTCTTGAAAAAACGTGTTAAGGAACCGTGGGCCGGTTGCCCGGCCCGGTTCTGTCACTCATCGAATAGAAACTTGCGGCCCGATTTTTCCTCGACCATGGTCGAAAGTTTCCCGGTAATCTCTGCGAGTTTATCGCGCATGTTTGTTTTAAATGACTCGCTGGCCTTAATGGTTTTTGTATCGACCCCGGTCACCAGTGTTTTCACTTGCGCGAGAATGTTTGAGAGTTCATTGTCATTTGTAACATTCTTGATGCTGAAACTTTCAAGAAAGTTTTTAACGTTCGCAAGGGCCGCCGGATGAAGTTTTTTAGCTTTGCCCGTGGTATCGTCCGGGGTCAATTGTTCTTGCAAGTTTTGCAGTAACCCGAAAGCAGTTTCCCGCATCACTGCGGTGATCTCGTCCGCTGCATTGCGAAAATCCGATTCGATTTTGTTTTTTTGTTCATCGTAGAGTTCTTGCGAAATTTCTTTAAGTGTTTCGGAGACTCCGAAACCATAAAAGGAATACTCAAAGTAAAATTTCGCTCGAACACGTTCGGGGGTCAAGTACTCGTGTGGATTCCATTGCGGGCCGAGTTTTTCCCTTGCTTCCCTTGATTGTTCCACGTACACCGCCATGAATTCATCAACCAACCCGGCCCGTTCCGTTTTAAATTCCTCAAGCTTGTTCCGTACTGAAACAACGGAACCATTAGGAATTGTAAACGCATCAAAGCTGCAAGGTAACGCTGGTCCCTTTGAGTTATATAACCACTGACGTATGCGCATGTCTGCTTTGCGTATCGCGTCCAATTGCGGTGACTCAAGGAGTTTTTTGTTTGCGGATAACCATGCAACATCGGTTCCCGGAGTGTTGAAAATATCGCCTCCCATTTTTCGAGAGTTCCCGAGTAAACCGGCCCGCAATTGTAAAAACATCACTTGAGATGATAACCCGCTTACATCGTTGAATGTTATTGTCTGAATGTTGCTTTCAGCCATGTTCTAACCTTCCTTTTCGTTACCCCGTTATAGGGCAGTTTTGATGCTGGTAATGAATTCAGAACCGGGGAACCCCGTCATAGTTGCGCACATCTGGCCCTCATGTTCCCCAATTGTAATCTCGCAAGCTTGCCCGTCAAAATCCGCAAGCTTATGGCGGTTCGAGAATAGAACAACCCTTTGGTTATCGGAACCGCATAACGGTTTTTTAATGGTTACTAATCCCGGATTAAACCGGCCCATTACTGCAAAATCGATTCTGTTTTCAATCGCGGCCCATAATTCCGGTTCCCCGAGTATCAAACGGGTTCCGGTTTGGTCGATAGTTTGGAATCGACCGGCCCGTAACTCTGGCAGAGTGTACCCCGTGAATAAGCCAATGGAAAAACCGGGCCGTACTAGGCTCAAAAAATCGGCTATTGCTAGCACGTCAAACGAGTGCTGCAATGGCTCTCCCCCTGATAGGGTCAACCCTGTTACATCTGCCGGTAAATTCATCAACCATGTTTGAATGGTTCCCCATTCTACGTGATAAGCAAAATCAAATGGGTGAGTGCCCTCATTCCAACATCCGAGGCAGTTAAGGGAACAACCTTGAAACCATAGCACTGCCCGGTTCCCCGGCCCATTGACTTGTGAGCTATCGATACGTGCATGAACTAACATAGATTACCTCCCCGCCGTAACGTTCAACCGTTGTATTTGGTTCCACTCTGGCTTATGATCCGTTTTGCCGGGGCCGCCAATAGACTCAAACATCCTGTGAATATCGGCACACCCTTTGCCCTCGAAACCGGTTGTATCGCATGTGAATCCTCCGCCGGCTTCTTTGTCAATCGTAATGGTTACAAGTTTCGTTTTCGCCATGATATTTTTACCTTTTCCTTTCGGTTGCGCTTGCGTTATGCACGCTGATAAACGAGCGTTACCTTACCATTTTTCTCAGTGCGACCCACAGGCCGCAATCCCATTTTCTTGGCTTGGAGAATCACACCGCATTCGATGTACTCGCCTTTGAGTTTTTGCACCCATGTTTGAGTATTGCCGGTTGCGTAATCCGAGAACATAGCACTATAAGTGCCGTTCGGGGTACGCTTGAAGCCTACATCGTTCCACGTGCTAGCGTATGCGCCATTTTTACGAAACACTAAATCGGGTTGCATTGGCCTCAATTCATAGTTCGTTTTGTCGAGGCTGATTTGACTGTATCCCATTTTTTCCATTGCCTCGATCAAGAGGTTACAGTCTTTAAACTCGGACATTGGGAATTCAGAATATGCACTCATCGGTTTACCTTTCCTCATCAAATTGGAGTGACCGGGCCGCACGGAGAACCGGTACGGTTGCAATGTTCGCTGCTGGTAACTCTCCCCGGCAATTGAACAGACCGGGGTAACTAGCCGAAAGATACTTCCCAGAGCTTGCTAGCCTCAAGCCTTGAATTTGTTCTTTACTCGAAATGGTTACCGGAACAACGTACCGGGCCGCCTCCTTGAGTGTGATACCAAACCTGTATGCCTTATATGCACACTCTCGAATTTCGCGGCCTGTCCACCCCGTACAATCCGGAGTAGGATCATTCGTCGGTATTTCATACTTTGCCCGGTATATGTTCCAAATCGCGGCCCGTTCCGTTTCAGTTGGAACATCAAAAAAGAAAGTGCCTAATTTGAATCGTGAGCGTAACTCCGGAGGCAGTGCATTAACACTGTTACATGTTGCGACCCACAGGATTTTTCCGTCCGAAATTGCGTCAACCGTTTTTGTAGCAGTGCGGAAGTTTGCGCCTGATTGACCCACGAGCGAACCCTGCATTGCTCCAACATCGAACCCGATAACGGGCCGATTGTACGTTCCACCCATGGCCTTAATAATTGCCGATTTTCCCACACCGGGTACTCCAAGTAATAGGATACCGTCAATTCCTTTTTCCTCAGTCCATGTGAGTGTGCCGCCGGTCAATTCCGTTTTAGTGCCGCTCAAATCGGTTCCGGTACCGGCATACCCTTTTTCAATTTCATCTGAAAACAGGATCACTGCCGGGGGAAGCTTCCCATTCATTAAACAACTAATGAATGACTTGATACTGTCCAATCCTCCGATGTTGTCAAGCGTATCGTCGCCGTCAAATAACGATAACCCCGGAGTCTGAGCAATAATAGTTCGCTTGTGTTGCCACAGTGAGCTTAGATTTAAATCTTGAGTTTTGCTTTCAAGACTCATCGCGGTACTTTGCTCTGCTGCGAAAGCCGGCACTCCCACTAATGCATCAACTGCCCGCTCTAGTGGGTCACCAGTTGGGGCAGTCCATTTTGCAAAGTGGAAAGTATCAGTAATGATTTTTCCGAGTTCGGAACGTGTGGGGAGCGGTTCATCTAACACAAGAACATCGTTCGACAATTCTGCCGGTACCGTTTGACCGGGGGAAGTAAGTAACACCAGCATGTTAGCGTTTGACTTGTAAAGATCGCGCAAATTCCAAATTCCTTGAATCACTTGCGGATTATCACGCCAGAACAAATGAGCGTTACAAATAAACAATGTGACCATGGTTGACTGGTCAGAGTGTGCCTGTTTTTCTGCTAGCCTCAAAGTGTTTTCTAGTGACAGGGTAATATCGGGTTCTTCCCCCGCTAGCATTTCGTTTAATTCGATCCCGGCCCGTTTGGTTAATGGTTCGCAACCGTGGCAAATATCCCAACGAATAAGCGCAACATCCTCAATTTTTTCCCCGATAGTTGCGCGTATCGTTCGGATGGTTGAATTACTGTCAAATGTGCGGACGACTAGCAGCGGTGTTGATACTCGCCGGGCCGCCCGGTATTGCGTTACAAAATCCATAGGTCAAAATCCTCGTTTCGGGTTGAATTCATAATATTTACAAAGCCAATGCACACTTAGTGGTTTCTTCACACGTTACAGTGTGCACGCAATGCACCTTAATATGATCAATTGTCTCAAAGTCTCCGGTTGTTTTGAGAACATTATCCAAACTCGGAAAATAGTCAAACTCACGAGAAAAAGTGATGTTAAACCCCTCCCACGTTTTCCCTATACCTGAGACCCTATAGGATATTGTTTCCGTGACAATCATTTTTTCATCCTCGTTTCTGGTTGAAATGTTGTTGATAACTCTCAATGAAAAATCGGGAAACCTTATGCCACATTCGGACTGTCCAAGGTGCGAAAATGTGCCAGCCATACCCACGGCACAAGTTACAGTCACAATCGCTGGCACGTCCAATAACTAAACTTTGCATTGCTTTGATACACTTTCTTGAAAATGTTATTACAACGTTTCGGTTGCCGGGGACGATTCAATTTCGCTCGCCTTAAGCAAGGTGTAAACCGGAAGTGTTACCGTTTTTCCGTTGTCAAAAAAACCACGCGAACCGGTAATGATTTGGAACCCGTCTCCGCATTTCACACCGTGGAAAGTTTTCGTTGCGCCGGTGTACTTGTTTACTCGCCGTATTTCGGCCCTTTTTCCGTCATGCGATTTTGAAACAAACACGAATTTGTAAAGATTAAACATTCGAGTTTTTCCTTTCTGGTTAGTGTTGCGTTATCGGTCCGAGTTCTTGACAGCTATTGCGCCAAGGATCAACACCACGCTCACTGCCGCGGTGTAAAGCAGGAAAAAGCTTTCTACCATTTGGATCATGCGCTCCTCCTCTCTTGAAAATATTTTTCCACGTCAACCGGGGAAAGTGAAAATAAAAACTGCAACCGGTCAAGTGCGACATTGAGCGGATGAGTTAACCCGGTGCGCTGTATCGCTTGCACGTACTCGCGCCAAACGTTTGCCGGTATTCTGTCAAGGTGCAATGCAGTTTCCATATATTTTTACTTAAACTCCGCATCGGCCCGAACCGGTTCCCCGGCATGAAGTGAGCCAAAGCAACCGCACGTGGGCCGGTTCGTGTGGCCGCATCCAACGTATCGGTTGTTTCGGACCCAAGCTTGATGCTTATAGTCAAAACCAAATTCGACCGGTTCCGGTTGAACGGATTCGACACTGAAAAAACCAGACTCGTGTAAGGCGATGCTAATCGCTGCATTTTTATCGGGAGCTAACACCAGAACTGATTTATTGCGGTTGCCGTTGTAACCCTTGAGGTTCACTTTGTACATCATTGGGGTTCCCCCTTTCCTTGACCGCACATCACGATCAAAATAGCCACGATAAGGAATGGCGGAAAAAAGCAACACACGAGCATGAGTAAACAGATCATGGTTGCTTTATGGTGACAATGATTGAGCCATACAAGACCGGCCAACATTAGAACCACGGTTGCTAACAGGGCCATGACAATGAAGTATGTTTCCATTTTTTCCCCTTTCCCCTTGATTATGCGGCTAGCTCGAACAAAATTACAACACAATAAAAGAATTGAAGAAAACTAAAGTAATAGCAAAATACGAGTCGCAGGCCAACTGTGGGCCGCAAATATTCTCTTAATATTCGCCTGATATGGGAAACTGTATTTCGCGCTAGACGGGCCGCCGGGCCGTGAGTTGACCGGTCACCTCATTTTTCAAAATCGGATCAACACCGGGCAAGGTAAATTGATTTAGCTTGCAAGCGATTGTAAAGCGATTTAGTTAATAGAATCAAGGACATACAGAGCCGCTAGTAAATCGCTTTACTAATTGGCTGAAATGTAATCGTTTACAAAACCGCAAGTAAAGCGATTTATTTATAACATTACAATGCGAACCGGGCCGCCGAGCCATATTTTAGCGGTATTACTTTCGTTCGGAATTTTCACAGTACATTGGGCCGTTTGGCATTGTACGTGCTAGCGGTTGAATTCCACGAAAAAAATATTAGAACCACGGGCCGCCGGTTGCTCCAAATGATCAGCAACCGATAACGCAACCCAGGAACCGGGCCGCCAATTACAACGGGCCGCCAGTGATCAGAACCGGGCCGCCATGCGTTCAATGGGCCGCCAGTATGGAATGATCCCCGGCAACGGTACAGGTCGTTTAAATCGCCTTGCAGTGAGTTACGATATAAAGTTATCGGGAATGATCCGGCCCGGCCCGTTTAGCTCACGTTCCCTTATACCTAACAACCCCGGCAATGGGCCGCCAGATTAAACCGACAACCGCGAGCGTAACGGGCCGCAGTAATCCGGCAATGATCCGGCAACCGGGCCGCCTGATATGGGCCGCCGGTCAATCGGTCAATTGGTCAACCGTGGAACCGGGCCGCCGGTAAAATCACGTTGCGTTAGTTTCAATATATTTTTATCGGCAACGGATCGGGCCGAGCCGAGCAATTGACTTCGACCTTATACCTTAACCATAGAACCCTAGTAACCCCGAACCAAGGGGCTGCCGGTCAATGCCAGCATAGCAACCGGGCCGCCATGCAACCGGCGACCGGGCCGCAATAGAACCGGGCCACTCTGCGCCCGTATTAACCACAGGTATGGGGAATTACCCCGGCAATGATCCGAACCGCTTAAATCGCCCTGTGCGAGTTCCACTATATTTTTATCGGCAATGGTCCAAGCCGGGCAATTGACAGTGACCCCCCCATAGAACCTTGAGACCATATAACCCCGGCAATGGGACGCTGGTCAAACTAATCAAACCGGTCAACGTAGCAGCATGACAACCGAGAACACCGGCGACCGGGCCGCCAGATGTTGACTCCAAACGGGCCGGGGAACATCGACACAAGCAACTATAGGAACACCGGCAACGGGCCGCAATAGAACCGGGCCGGATGCGAACCCCGGAACGGACCGAGTTCAATAGGGGAACGGATGTAAAGATTAAATGGGCCGTATCCTGTCGTTTACTATGCGCCACGTCACACAATCTTGTTTCCAAACCATCAACTAATTTATTAGTTGATAACCTGTGACCATTTGTCAACATTATGTGATTTTGTTTACATTGCGACCATCCCATTAAAACCAAACGAGTTACAAACCGGATGCCGCAGAATTCCAACGGTAAAAGGTTGCAACCCAGAAACATTGTAACCGTTTACATGGCGCATGTATAAGATTTTACAGGGGTTATAGGGTGGTTAAGAAGTACCGGGCCGACCGTGCCGCCAGACCCCACAGGGGTATGCGTTCGTCAGCTTTTGCTGGTGTGGCCAAAATCGGATACCCCACTAATCCAGCGCGTTGTAATAATTAACAGCGTGCGCAGCTATCCCGGCATGGCAGCATGAAACACAGACGCTCCCAATGGAATCAAATGTTTCACACTGTGTTCCACGTGGAACATTGGTATAGGAAGGGGGTCTTAACGGGGTAGTGTCAAGCCTATGGGGATATAAAGGGCTTGTGTCAAGGCTGGAAGGGTGTCAGGGGGCCGGTTGGAGATATGCGGAAAAGGGGGTCACTTCAATATAATGTTATTAGAAGTGTTCTAATATAAATTTTGTGAATACACAAAACCTGCACGATAACTTTGGGCGAGTTATTGTGCAGGAGTTATTTCAAATGGCACTTCTTGAACTAATCCTTTGGTGTAAAGAAGTCGTAGAGATTTAGCATCCTCTCCCGGCGGTCCTGCATGTTGATGATGACTACTTGCAATTTGTCGTTGCCATCGATTGCCATTTGTTTCAATAACAATATATCGTTACTTGATTGGATGATTTCTTCCCACAATACTTTTACGATCCAACCATGTGTATGTCTGAATGAATACTTTACCATTGTGGTTCCTCCTTGTCCTTTAGTTCCAATATATTTTTATCTTTTATTACAATGGGTATTGCATCGCCTTACGTCTAGCAGATACGGCTGAGATCATTATAGGTGGATTGGCTTGTCGCCTGACTTCATAGGAATCTTCCCGGTAGATGGTCGAGAGACGATTCCTTATGGCCTCTGTTTCATCCAGCAGGGCGACAATCTGCTCTGGGGATAACAGACTGTTTCTGAATGCCCGATAGTCGCATTCGTCAATGGCTCGCTGTGCATTTCTACGAATTGTCATTTTCTGGTCCGTTGTCAATGTATGCATTGTCGTTTACTCCTGATATTTTTATATGGAGAGAAGATTTTTTTGTCGATGCCGGGCATGACAATGTTGCATATGTGTTGTGTCGTATTCTCTCGCGTATGTTCCAGCCCCGGACCTTCGCGGCGACATATCCCGTTACAAGCAATCTTGTACAGAGGATCGGTTATGACGTGACAGAATTCATGTACAATGGCACGTCCAAGGGAATTGCATCGCCTTTCTTTCCACATTCTTTTTGCTAGAGGATACAAACTAAGAGTCGCGTCCATATAGGTATCATCACTACCCATGCTAGCAATCACTTCGGCATTTGTATCGTTCTGGCTAGTCTTGTCGTTCTTTACTTGCAGAACATGAAGAGTCCACGAGTGCAGGTAGAAGTGGTCTTTTAGATAGTATGTAATGTCGTTCACGAATGTCCAGTATGGCTTCATAGGACGCTTGGATGATTTCTTTTTAGCCATTACTCCTCCGTTTTCAGTTTTTCCCATTCTTCAACAGTTAAGGGTTTATCGTCAAGTTGCATCGACATTCTACAACAAACTCCACCAGTATGTTCACCAATTGATCCATCTGGACCGTCAACTGCACATAAATCATAACCAAATTCTTCATCATCCGTATGACACGATTCACAGCAAACAGGTTTCATGTCAGGACGGAGTTTGTAAATTCGGTAACAAGATATATACATTAGCTCAACCTCTCTGCGGAACTTTCTTGCTCGTCACCCTGATAACGTCTGCTTTGGAGCCTGTCTTGTACTAACATTTTATTAGAGTCATCCGCCGGTGGTTCCCACCCCTTCTTGGGAGCAAACACAGTGTCCAGAAATTTCACTCCATTCAGCACGGCACTTTTTGGGCCATATGTGCATCGGTTGCTATATGCCTCATGTTCTCCATACACCTTATCACAGATAGCGCAGACGTGTCGAACGTCAATCCTATGGCTTTTAATTTTCTGGTCCGGTCCGATCCCCTCAATAAAGCTTGATCGGCCCTCCCAAAACATTGTATCTCGCCAACTCACCAAGTCATTTGATACACCAATAAAACTCCACTTTGACCAGTTTCGCAAGGCTTGCCAGAAGCGTTCCTCTGGATGGTCTTGGCAGTATGTAACGAATGATTGCAGCAGGGTTTGTGATTTCATGCTTCCTCCTATAATGCTAGATCATAGATCGTTCGGATTGCCATAGCTGCGATTTGGATGAGTTCAACGTGCATGTCGTCCAACCGTTTATCTTGTTCCTCGGGTGGAAGTTTTTTTTGGGTTGATTTTCACCAAATCCCAAAACTCATCAAGTTCTTCAAGGATTACAGCATAAGCCTCGTGCTGACTTTTCATACCGCCATGAAGAGATACAGCACGTGTGACTTCATTTCGTACTTCGGTACAAAGTACATCAAGTTTTTGAGTATACTCCATTGTTCCCCCTATGCGTCCCAAATGAACTTACGCGGTCTTTGGTCGGTAGACACAACAAGAGTTGTGGTTTCCCTTTTTACAACTATAGCCGTGGTTTTTGGTTGGCTACGTGCAAATGCGGGGGTCATATTTCTAGCTAAAGCTTCTAATTGCGTATTTACAATTCCTTGCATTATTCTTTGTTCTTGTAAAGTATCTGTGGGCAAACTGGCTCTGAGTAAATCCCTAGCTGCCCGATTGCGGGTCATTTGTTCGTTTAATTGTTGGGCTGCTGTGGTAATGGTAGCTGCCGGGGAGTTTACTGACAAGTCGGTGTATTTACCGCACATCGTACATAGAGCAATGTTTTTTCCACTAGGTAATCTATGGAATAGAACTGTGCCCCTGCGGTGACAACTGGTGCAGTTACTATCTTGATACGGCTCCGGAGCTTTGACAAGCCGCTCACCACAGTCCAAACATGTTTCGTAATATAAATATAGTTGTTCTCCTGCTGCGTTGGTTTCAAGCTCTCGCCGTGCTATTGCGCGGTGTAAGTGCCAACAGCCTTCTTTTTTAAAATCTTCTCTACATGATTCACACCGGTAAACAGATGTTGGCCCCTGCGCCTCTGGATCGATGCCAATATAATAAGCATTGGGATGTTGACATGGGGTTTTTTCAATAAGAATGTAGCCACATTTTAGGCAGCGTTTTACAATACCACTGTTTCTAGGGCGATAGAGCGACCATTTGTGCTCACAAGGAGACTCGTCTTTTTCATAGACGTGGGATATATTTTTATCAGGGTCGCTCACTCTGGCTCTCCATTTTCTTTGCCATGATCGCTTTTACTTGATCCAATGATACAGGATAGAAGTTGTGGGCGTCAACTCCTACATCCATTTGTAAAAGTCCAATGTCAGGTAGTGCAGCGTGACTATGCCCAAATAATTGCCACGAGCCGTGACTGCTGTTCTGCCACACGCGTCCGGCATAGTGGTCAAGCACAATGCCGCCCGGCGTTCCCGTAGACACCCCATTTAAGTACACGCGCTCAAATAGGGGACCAAAGAATTCACAGTCTGGATATTTATTGAAAAGGTCTCGAATGGCTTCCTCATGGTTCCCGAGAACATATCGGTGAGTGCCGTTGAGTGAATAGAGGTAGTCTAAAACTTCCTTTGTCTTGTTGAAACGCCAAAACATATCACCGATATGATATACTATATCACCATCCGAGACAACTTCGTTATGGCGACGGATCATCTCATCGCGCATCTCACGAATGTCCGCAAAGGGGCGGTTGCAGTAAATAATTATATTTTTGTGACCGATATGCTCATCAGCCGTGAAATGAGTTTGATTCATAAAAACTATTTACCACTTTGTAAATAGTAGGAATGTCTATAATTTTTATGGAAATCCTTGCATAAATGACAACGACACTTGTGGTGTATATACCCTGAACTTGTTCCGTGTACAGGGGGACGAGAAAGTTTTGCCCTAATCTCCGATGCTGTTTTTATTTTATGACATTCGTTACAGCGTACAACACATTTTTCTAATTCTTCTTTGCGTCGCTTTTCTGACCAACTCCAAACACAGTGACTTATTTTGGTGGATGGGTCTATATGATCAACTTCAAGATTTATATTTCTACCACAATCCACACATGGGCCATTTTCTACAAACCACTGTTCTCTTCGTTTCACCATGGTATTAATATACCACTCGTGGTGATATATTTTCATATACTCTCTACGTTTTTCGTTCATAGCAACCAATGTTGCGGGGACAGGATTTGAACCTGTGGCCTAAAGATTATGAATCTTTCGCTCTTACCGGACTGAGCTACCCCGCGAAAACTTTTGGTGGACGGCCAAAACCCAAGATACTCTCTCCAAAACGTCGCCCATGGTCTCCCCTAGTCAAACAAGAGACGTTTCCCGATGCCGCTACACTAAGTGTCTCTCGGCATCAAAATCCAAGGGGTGACAGGAATCGAACCTGCGGCCTCCCGGCACGTGCCTTTGGTCTACCTTAAGGCTGAAACATGTCGGGTGCTCTCACCATCTGAGCTACACCCTCTTGGTTTTCCATCGGGCGGATTTTTACCGCCTATGCGGGTCACGCACAGTGCAACACTGTGCGTACCCTATCCCGTTACTCCACGTGGTCAGGTAACGGTGCATCCTTTGCATGACCGGACCATTAAGCCCCGCTAGGTTCTCCCGGTTGCGGTGGAAAAGCCCGCTTTCACTTCTTTTTCCTTGGACGATACACAGCAATTCGATATTCACTTTTTGGAAATGCTTTTTGTGCTTTCGTCAAGGCTTTCATGGCGGACCGTAAAGAAACCGGTCCACCATATTCATGTCTGCCGTGGGTCCAGATGGTTTTGTTCCATCGTTTCCATTTCTTAAGTTGTATCACGTAGAGTTTCACCATGTTCGCCTCCTCTTCCCACTTTCGCTTTCTTTTTACTTTTTCCCTTTATATTACGTAGTAATATAAAGGGAAAAAGCGGATTTTCTATAAAAATATATTACAACTCTCCTTAAAACCTAGACCGTGAGACACGCCTAGACGCGAAACGACTAGACGTATCCCACGGTCGCTGCGACTCGCCGCCGATGAATTCGAATTACACCGGTGTCCCCTGACAGAGATAGCGATTTGTCAACGTTGGTATCAGCCACACTGGCCCGCACAGGGCACGTTGTTTTGTCTCCGCTATTAAACAGCGAGTACACCCAAACTACTACAGCTTGGAAAGCTCAGCAAGAAACAGGGCCTTAAGCGTCTCTGCTAAAGTCTGTGCGCTTACACTGGCCTTCTGAACCTCTACAAGGATAAGGGCCTTAGCCTTTGTTGCCTCATTTGCAAGAGCAGCAGCCAACTTGGCTTCAACTGCCTTCGCGTCTGCAATCACGTTTGTTTCAATTTTCTTTGCCACCGCTTCAACATCAGATACCAGTGTCATTTGATTCCTCCATATAATTTTTCTACGCCTTATGCGGCGAACCGTGATTTTGGACCGGTGCCGTAAGCAGTTCCCCAAGCTCCCCGGACCACCGGCCCGCTCTTTTCTCACCTTCGCCGCATTCTTTTATGACTATAGCACACTTTTTTCCGTTTGTCAAGTCTTAGCCCGATTGTTGGTACTGAACTTTCCCTTGCTGTTAGCGTGATGATAAAACTTTACCACTTGTCTTGTCAAGTCGCCCAAATGGTAAGCCCACGTTTCATCGTTGACGTGTGGATCATTTTTGACCCCCGCATCACGTAAAATGAAATCCACTGCATGATAAACTTCATGCACAAGGGTGCCAACATCCGGCTTCATTTCTAGGAATATAAATATATTAGAGTTGCCATCTGAAAAGACTGTCAGGGCGTGCATGTTGGGTTTTATGCGGGTTATTATATCGTCACCAAGTTCACCCTTAAGTTTTAATACTGCACGTTTAATGTCAGTAGTTAAGATTACGGTAACATCGTGGTTGTATGGAACTACTTCAATGGTTCGGCGTTTCAATATAAGTTTTTTCATTTCTTCCAATACTCCGCAACGTGGGCATCAAACTCCATGACCACCTTCTTCATCTTTGTGGACGCCGATCGTTTAAAAGCGTCTCCCACCAATTCTACCACAATCTGAGCATATTGCTTTGGTGCTTGAATCACCAACTCATCGTGAACGAACTTTACCAACTTGGCACGATATTGTGGCAATGTCACCCATAGGTATGGTTTACCATCTTTATCGCATCCAGACCCCATAGCCAGTTTTGCAATTGTCGCGTTGGTTCCCTGAATGCAGTGGTTCTTGCCTTGCCGTTCGATGGACTCGTGCATTCCTTTCCAAGAACTTTTTATTTGGTTCTGTGTTGGCAGCCGATGTGTCAAGAACCATTTTTCCTCGGCAGTCGGTTTTCGCTTATATGTAGAAACGAAATCTTCTATCCGTTCATCGGCCTCATTCGGCTCAATTTCTAACTTATCTTCGTGATCCTCCATGAACCGTTCCTTAGCGAGTTCCATGGTCGGTTCTGGGAACAATCTACGGCGTCCGAACATGTCGAATGCGCGTTTGATCTTTACGGCCATTTTACCAGATTTTTTCAAATATTCCCAAATGCGCGGATTCTTCTGTTCGTGAAGGGCCATAAGGATTTTAGCTTCACGGACTGTCTTCTTGATGCGAGCCGCTAGCGTATATGCACCACCCCCGTAGGCTAACAAAAAATTGGTACTCTTGTTGTCATCACGAAGTTCTTTGTGTTCAGGGCATTCACATTTCTTGCATTGTGGTTCACCAACTTGACAAAGCGGATTCTTCGCCACCGATTCACATGTATGAAGTTTATAGTAGTCACAGTCAGGCAGCGCAAGAACGGGCCACTTCTCTTCATACAGAAGTTCGGTTCCTACTGAGTGAATATCTTTACCACGAGCGAATGCCATGATCCACAACGGATCATCGGCGCATTCAGCAATAATGCGCAATTCGGCACCAGACATGTCGGCAGTAATGATTACATACTCTTCGGCGTGGGTTTCACAAGGCTGCCCACACTTCAAACAATAAAACTGATTTGCTCCAAAAGCGTCTGGTTCAAAGCTTGTGTCGTCCTCACAGCAGCCACTAATCCGGATGTTTTCATTTGGTGGGTCAGCAATAAAACAACTGCGTACTTCTTTATCTTGTGGTACATTCTGGCCGTTTGGTTTTTCAGAACTGGACCGTCCTGTTTCAGCTTCAAGTTGATTGAACACAGAGTGCAAGCGACCATCGCCGGGATTTAGCCATCCTTCTTCATTGCACGCATGTGTTTTCCATTGTGTTGCCCACGGTCTGCCATAAGTACTCAGTTCTTTTGAAATTCGATGATACTCTTTAATTGCACGCATGACAGCATAAACAGAATACTTTTCAAGGGTCTCATCTTCCATATCCTTAACTTTCTTGAGACCCGGTATCTGTTGCACTACTGCTATCAGTTGTTTGTTTGAACCATAGTTGATGAGCGCATTGCCCTCACATTTTTCCAAGAGAGCATATTGTACCGTGCGTGTACGTTTTAGTGCATTGGTCTGTTCTTTTAGGGCATCTTTTTTTGTTCGTCGTGCGGTTTCTAATTCTCCTGCTTTAATTTCCAAATCTCTTGCCACAGAATGTAGACCCTGTTTTCGCGCTCCCCTTGCATCCTTTTTTAGAATTAATTCCTCATCGGTTACTATGTTAAGGGCCTTCCATTCCTGTGTTGCTGTTTCAATGGATTCATCGGTTATGAGATCGTTCTTGTTCCCGACAATTGGTATAAATATAGGATCAAGCACGTTGAAAATCAGATTATTGAATTCTTCCTCAAGCTTGGTGCATCGAGCAAGCCACTTCTCACAGTTGATGCGCTCCCCGTGAATGTGCATGTCTTGAAATGCGCCAATGGCATCATTTTCAATTTGTGCAATCTCCACGAGGTTATCACCAAGCACAAGGGGGTTTAATCTAGCAAGAATCGCAGCCGATGGGTTTCCTTTCACGAGCAAGTCTTTTACTGTACGGCCCTTAAGAACAAGCATTTGTGCATCACGAAGGGCCAGCGGCAAGCGGCTATCAAGGGCTGCATATTTGATTTGGTCTTCACTGAGTGGGTCGGACAGGTTGAATGATGTTTGCAAACCCTTGTCAATCTGGAATGCGAAATAGCGTTGAGTCATGGCCTCCATGGAATAAAACTCATAGTGCTTCAATGAGTGCAGTCCGGCGTAAATTACTTTCTCTACAAGTGAGCAATCAAAGAATCCACATGTACGAAGGCCGAATTGCCAGTAAAAATTTTCGTACTCAAAACTCAGCATCACACCAACCTTTGTACAGTCAGCAGCGCAAAGCACCGGAGCAATGGTGTCCATAAAGAGTTTGAGTTTTGGCGCTTTGTAGAGATTCGCGCCATAATTCCCTTGAGCCTCAAAGAGCAAATCAGGATCACCGTCGCATAGTGCCAGAAGATCGACAACAAATTGTTTTTCTCGATTTCCAAACTGAACGGTTCGAGTGCGACGATAGAAGAAATCTTTAAGTGGAGTTGTCTCAATGTCCCACCCAAACACACCACCAGAGTTATTGAAAAAATCCACAAGAAGCGGAAGCTGTTTAATATCTGTGATTGTGGTAATATTCATTGGCGGTTTTACATCATCCGCTTTAAGAAGCTTGATTTCCAAGTGGTATCCCTCGGCTATGCGCGTTGTAGAAATCCCATGGCTACAGACAGGTCAAGCAAGAATGAAATACCGCTTGTTTCTTTTTCAAACCATCCACAGTTAATCTTACCACCACTCCATATCTTACTCTGGCGCAAACGTTGTGCATAGGGTTGTACTTCTTTGCGGGAGACTTTGAGAACCTTTGCCACACGCTTGACATTGGGGCCAACATTCAGTCCTGCTAACAATATAGCACCAGCCATGAATTCCTTGCCGCCCGGCTTAATCTCATACTGTGCTAACGTTTTCTCGATTGCTTTACGTGTTATCTGACGCATTTGATTTCTTCCCTTCTTTTACAAACCACTCGAACGTTCCTGATTTAAGAAACCCAAGCCGTTTGTGATACTTATCTGTGCCTTTTACCATCCTACTGCTGAGAAATGCCTTCTTTTTAGCGCTGGTTAGCTCATCAATCTTCGCTAAAGCTTCGCGGACGGTTGTGAATGGCCCATGAACTGTATCAGACATACTCGCGCCTTTTCAACTGTTTCTTTTACAGTAGCACAACTCTCTTTATTTGTCAAGTCCAATCGGCACCACTTGACAAATAACACAAACTGTGATACAGTAAGAACTGAAACTTGCGTATTGGTGTGTCATGTACCAGTTCGTAGTAGTTTCAGTGTATTTGTTCTAGTCAACCTTATATCATACTGAGGAAACCTGATAACACAGCAGTTAGTGAGGAGCAACGTAAGGTCTGTTCCGCCACGCAAGGGCGGTTTTCCGGGCAACGGGGCGCTAGTTGATGCGCCGAAAAAGCATACGTCCCGGTCGAACAAAGTCATATGAACAAAAACAGCCATACAACGGGGGATTATTATATTGACCAATTGAAAATGATTGGTCGCAGAGGGGGAATCCCTGCTTTTCGCACGCCGATAGGCAACCGTGTAAATCTTTTACAATCAACAAGTTGTGTGTATGTTGCACATAATAAAAAGGTTGTATATATGCCAGTAATATCCTATATACTGGTGTAGCTATACGGGTCATAAGTGCCTGTGTGGTATAAAGATATGACGAGAGGGAATGCTAGAAGTGTAATAATTTAACGGGTGTTTTAGTATAAAGTTTATGGAGGTATGATGGGAAACCCAAGGTTGCCGGTGTACGGTAGTGAAAAACCAAGAAGATTGCCAAAGGATTTGACAGGAATGAGGTTTGGGAAATTAGTTGTGTTAGGTAGAGTTTTTCCTGTTAGGCGCGGCGGCAGTGTGTGGTCTTGTAAGTGTGATTGTGGTGGGTTATGTAAAGTGAAGAGATGCGGCCTTATAGCAGGAAGAGAGTCTTGTGGTTGTTTGATTCGTGAAGTATGGGGAAAGAGTGCCAGATTGCGGCCATATGAGGCAGTTTATCGGGTATTAAAAGATAGAAACAAATTGAGATACCCCGTTGATTTAACATATGAAGAGTTTTTATTATTTGTTAATGAGAAGTTTTGTCATTATTGTGGAATGGAGTTGGTGTGGTATAAGCATATTTCTGGAACTGTGGCGTACAATTTGGATCGAAAGGATAATACCAAGGGATATTCTAAAGAAAATTGTGTGGCGTGTTGTGCCCGGTGTAATTGTGGTAAGGGGGATAGATTCACTTATGATGAGTGGTATGAAATGACTCGGTGCCTTCGTGATAAATGTTACTATAAAAAATAAATTTTATTACATGAAAAATGGTTATTTTTGGTGTATGTGTCTCATTTTATTGGTTTTATGTTGAAATTTATTCACTTGACACGTGTGTAACGTTATGTGAGTAGGAAAAAAAAGATTGAGGAGCGGTTTCAGAGCCTTTCTTATATATTCTTTTTTTCTCTAAACCGGTATTGCTATTGGAGGGTGTCGGCCTCCTCCTAGTGCTTTGAGCCAGAAATGGTTTTGGTACTACCGACCCCTCCTGTTTTTAATGTCCCCCGCCGTGGAACTGCTGGCCCGGCGGGGGCTGTGTTTTTGTGGGGAGAAATAAATGTGGAAATTTCAACAGTGTGACGGTAAGTTGTTTAATGGTCAGGGAGCATGCGCGGGCAGTGGTTACTCTGGTGCGCCCGGTTATGTTGACAATCCGGCTGACGAACAGTTGAAAAATGAGGGGCCACTTCCAGTAGGAATATATACGATCACTGAGCCGTATATGAATCCCAAGACGGGACCATATACTATGAACCTTGTGCCTGACCCATCGAATGAGATGTTTGGTCGTGGCGATTTTCGTATTCATGGGGACTCGATTAAGGAGCCGGGTACAGCCAGTGAGGGATGTATTGTGTTGGCGCGCGTGCTTCGTGAGTTGATTTGGAATTCTGGTGACCATCAAATTCAGGTGGTTAGCGGTTTGTAGTGGAGGAGACAATGGAAGCAGGAAATACAGTTGAAAATCTTTTTGGTGTGGATCGGGATGCGGTAGTTGCCGCGAACCAAGCACCAGCGTCAGAGGTTGCAACAGATGAGGGCGACATTCTTGACGAAGATAATACTTTTGATGTATCGAGAAAAGAATTTGCTGAATTGCAGGAGGCATTTTTGAGACTCGTTAGGCGCGTTAATGAATTCAACGCGGTTTCTCCTGTTAAGATATAAAGTTTGCGCTGCCGCTGTTCGCCTTGTTATGAGCATGGCTTACACTTAATCGAGCAGCCGACCCGGTTTATCCGGGTTAGTTTGAAGGGACAATCTTATGCGCGGAACAGTGAAGTTGAAGAAAGGTCAGCTTTGCTATTTTCGTAAATTGGCACGCGATTCAAAGGAGGAGATACTTGCCTATTTAGTTGGTGAGGTATTGTCCCCTACCACTGCTACCATAGATTCGTTTGAGTACACGACGAATTATGCACACCAGTCGGAAAGTAGTGTCGCTTGGTATCAAGCTGATTACGAGAAAGTAAAGGAAAAAGCGGAAGCATCTGGAAAGCGCATAATTGGGTTCATACATTCTCATCCACAATGGGATTCAGTAATGTCTGAGGCTGATTACAAAATCTGTATCTCTGAAGGATACAGAGTTTGCGGCATTGTGTCCACATACGACAACAAAACCCGTGCGAGGTTTTGGGGTACAGACCACGTGGTTCCGTTGAAACAGTCGTATATAAAGTGAGGAGATATGCCACACGTTGCCTATGCAAAGTCTTGGAAGAGTTGTTCGCGTAAGCGAATGATTAAACTTGCCAAAGACCCCAAAGTTCATTCGAGATTACGGGTGATGCTTGAGGGTTGGATTGTATTTCTTTCTTCTGAGGATGTTCAGGAAAAATTGTTTTTTGCACAATCATCGTTGCAGGGTTTCGCTAGGTTAAAGGCTGATGACAATGAACGGGTAAAGCTTAATAAAGAAGTACCTGAACCTGAGTTGACGCCCGACGATAAAGCACGAAGAATTATTAACGAAGTTGCTAAACATGTGGAGGAGCTACATGCCAGCAAAACAAATTCAAGCAGTCCAAGTGGGGCTTGAGGATGCGCGTGGATTTTCCCGCGTGTGGAATTACAATGGTATCACCATCATCTTTGATGATGTACACCTTACGTTTGCAAGAGATTTTGCGAATGTGACGTTGAATTCTCTTGTAAATAGGATCAAAGCCTCACAAGCGCAGCCAAAGATTCTGACGGAGGGAATCAATGAGCACACGAATGTCACAAAAGAAGAAAAACATTGACGAAGCCAAGGCGGCTATGGCTCGTGCAACAAACAGTCAAACGAGTGGTACGACCACAGGTGGTTTGCAAACAGGGCAAGTGATTCAGGTTAACCAACCTGAACACGTTTGTCCGTATTGCGGTCGCTGCAAACACTGTGGTCAGCCGGTTCCACCGCCAATTTATCCACATCCGGTTATTATTCCAGCGCCAACAGTTCCGCCTTATCAGCCATTTCCATTTCCATTTCCGTATATTGGTGACCCGATTATGCCGCCATATACGGTTACGTGTGGAAGCACGGGAAATGAGGCGTCAAGGGGTACGGCTACTTCTGGTGCTGTTTTGCCGCGTGGTATTAGTGGAGAGTTTAATGTAGTTCGCTAATATTTATCTTGGAGGAGAAGATGAAGTATTACACACATCGATCGTTTAAGATTGCTGTTTCCGATGGGGCGCGTATCGACCAGCTTCGTTGGGATTATGCATTTTTGGATGCAAAGGCATTTGTGGCAAAGTATGGAACCCATGATATAGAGAAGCTTCTTGCCGAGGCACATGATGGAAGAAGTAATCAATAAGCTGTGGGTAGGCGGCGACACTGACTACAACAAGTTAAAGGGTAGGTCGGATTTTTCATTTCTTAGATGCTGTAAGGATGGTCCCGGAAGCCATAAAGAGACAGTGGGATACACTACACGTGGCGCACCAAAGGGACCAGAGTATTTGGCGGCTGTGCGTGGTCACAGGATGGCTCTTAACTATATTGACAACGATGATCCTAATTATATTCCAGAAGAAATGATAAAAAAGGGATTGCGGTTTATCGATGCACAGTTAGCAGAGGGACGTAGAATTTTGGTTGCGTGTAACGCCGGGCGTTCACGCGGGCCTACGATGGCGATGCTTTACTTGAGGAGTATTGGCGAGTTGCCATACAACTTTGTACAAGCTCAGAGAATTTTCCACGGGCTTTATCGGAATTATGACCCCGACATTGGGGTACACACATGGGCTAAACAACATTGGGGAACACTTAATTGTTGGATAAGGGGAAGTGGCGGCCCAACAGGATTGGTGGAACAAAATGGCTAATGGTCCCGCAGATAGCTTGTCTAATACTTTAAAAGACACACTCATAAAGCCTGTGAAAACAGTCATTGACACGGTAGATAAAATTATACCAGATTCTTGGACTGGAAAAAAGCCTGTAGACACATCTTGGCATGATCAACAGGTGCGCGAAGCTAATAAATCATTTGGCGTAAAGACCGACCAAGATTCTTCTGGTTCGTCACAACCGGTGCAACCCGTAAAGAAAACTACACCGGCTCCTAAAAAGTATCACAAAGGTACCGACTACGTTCCTGAGACTGGCCCCGCTGTTCTTAAAAAGGGTGAGGCTGTGTTGAACACAGCGGACGCAGGTAAATTCAGAGAGGCAAAAAACAAAATGGCAAAAGATTGGTCAGGAAATGCCAAGGATGGCCTTGCTGGCAAGACTGGTGAGAAGCCGCCCAAAAAGATTAGCCATATCGTCCATCATAAAATACAGGGTGGTGGGCATCACTTTGAGCATCATCATACACATCCCGATCATCATCCGGTGGAGCATCATTATGCTGCCGATGATGATGGTATGGTTCATCACATGTTGACTCATGCCGGTACTCCGAATCCCGGAGAAGCCGAGGCTGAGGCTGGTACCCCGGAAAATTATCAGCCCGGCGCGTCACCGAATGCGGCTATTGAAGCTGCTGCATCACCGGCTGCAATGGCTGGTCCTAGTCCTGCTGCTAGTCCTGCTGCTGGACCTACTATGGGAGCATAAAATGGCAGAAGAGACAGTAAAACTTAGTAAGCACCGCGTGGTTATGCACTTAGCGAAGGGCGGCCTTCATAAGGCGCTGCATGTTCCTGAAGGGGAGAAAATTCCTGAAGATAAACTAGAAGCAGCTACCAATAGTTCTAATCCGCATGTAAAATCGATGGCGGTTTTGGCAAAAAACATGAAAGGTTGGCATCACGGCGGGTAACTGATAGGAAAAACCATGAACTTGGAGGAGCTTAGGCGGGTAGCGGCAGAGTGTCGTGCGAATGAACACTATCAGTATTATCGGCTTCATGACGATAATGAACCTGACGGCGAATTCATGCAGCTTTCTGTTCGTAGTTTCCAGAGGTTATCAGACGAACAACAGTGTGCAGTTTTTGATAGTTGGCATAAATTTCTTTCTGAATCTGGTGACCATGCGGAACAGGTTAATGCGACCGGGGAAATGATGAGACTGCGCTTTTTGGCGCAGACTAATTTATATTTCATGTGCAAGTTGTTGGTTATATACGGTCAGGTTACGTTAGGCGCACATGAGTATATATGCAATAGTTTTTTTGTGCAGAAAGACCCCACTCTTCCTACGTTTCGTGCGTTTGCAGATGGTTACGGTGACCTGAAAAGTCGCTTGCTTTTGGTTCCTCGTGGTGGATTTAAGAGTTCTATTGACATTGCTGATTGTGTACAGTGGATTGTTTGCTATCCAGAGATAACTATAGCCATTATGACCGGAGTGTTCAAGCTCGCTACTGATTTTATTTCGGAGCTTAGAGCGCACTTTATGATGGAAGATAGCGGGAGCATAGACGAAACCACAAAAAAGCCTATTTATAGGCCATGTAAGGTTTTGGACCGCGTTACGGGAGATAAAGAGACCAGTATTTTTCAAGTTTTGTTTCCTGAACACTGTATTCCTCCCGGTGAAGGTATTCAAACAGAGTTTCAAACCGCTGCTGCTGGTGAGATAAGGGAACCGTCAGTACGGTCGGCATCTATTGAACAAGCTTTGTCTGGTGCGCACTATTGTCTTTCTCCAGATACTTGGGTCTATACCGAGGATGGTGTAAAGCAAGTTAAGAACTTTCAAATTGGAGACAAAGTTCTTACTCATAAAGGAAGGTACAGGAGGGTTGTTGCATTAAAAGAAAGATTATCAGATAGAGTAACAATCACGTTTAAGAAGATTGGAGCGTTCCCGGTTACTTGTTCGGTTGACCACCCGTTTTTGACAGACCAGGGTTGGGAAGATGCTGAAAATCTAGTAATTGGAACAAAAATTATGAGACCTGTTGTAAATGAATCTCCCTCATCCCCTATACCGCAGTTAGAATCTGTTTATAATATGTTTGGTTGGTTTATTGCAGAAGGTTCTATTCGTAATAATCAGGTTCAATTTTCAGGCAATATCGATGAAACTGAGGTTTTTGAAAATTTAGGAAAACTTTTTGTTGCATATGGAGCAGATAGTTATAGAATAAAGCAGGTTTGTGATAGAGGGATTGTTCTTTATATACGAAAGGCACCAAAAGTTTTTACTGATGTTTTTCGGTCAATGTATGTTGGGCCATGCAGGAAAAATATACCGGCATGGTTAATAAATTCTCCAAGGGAATTATTGATGGCCCTTGTTCGTGGGATGTGGTCTGGTGATGGAGATGACCGTGGTAGCCTGACAACCATATCAGATGAAATAGCTGCCGGTGCTTTAATGATAAAGCAAAAACTCGGTTTGCAACAGTCTTGCAGCGTGGCCGTTAAAGAGAATCATACTTTGCGTGTATGGGGAAATGTAGGACTATATGAAGGAAAACCAACTAACCCAAGAAACGGAAGCGACACATCTATTGTTGAAAGTGTAGACCGTGTTGGTGTGGGTTCTGTTATTTCTGTTCAGATAGAAGAGGACGAAACAATTTGCATAGTTGGTGCAGTTACACATAACTGTGTGATGAAGTTGGATGACGTGGTTACAAACGAAAACAGTTTGACCCTTGATCGACTTGCAAAAGTTAACAGGCAAATAGGCATCAATAAAGCTCTAATGCATCCGTATGGTTTTCTGGATGTTATTGGTACGTGGTATGATGAGCACGATTATTACGGCCAGATGATTTCCAAAGAGATTTCAAGTGCAGAAAGACATGGTTTGCAAGGCAACATACGTGGTTCTATTGACAGCGGGCAATTTGATAGTGCGGTTTTGGCAAAGGTACACCTTCGTGCTGCGCTTTGGCTCACAGATGAAGCCAAACGACTAGGTAAGATTGAGGAAGAGACAGTAGCAAGTGATTGGGTTATTTGGTTTCCTGAACTTCTGTCATATGATACATTGATGGGTTTGAAGGAACAAGACCCCGATGTTTTTCCAATCAAGTATCTCAATGATCCGCGTCAGGTGCATAAGATAAAGTTTCCACGTGAACTTTTGATGCGCCGTACAATTCCACAGATACAACTTCCTCAACAGGGAGTGATTGTATCGGTAGTAGATGCTGCGTATTCTTTGAAGTCATGGGCAGATTACACTGTGATTATTACTGCCCTGATTTATGGGGGTAGGTTTTACATCTTGAATATGGTCAGGGGACGGTTTAATGAGTATGAGTTGCCGTCTGTGATCGCGGCTATTGGTTTGAAGTGGAAGCCTAAGAGGATATGTATCGAAAACTCTGTGGGCGTGAAGTGGATTAGTCCCGAGTTGCGACGGGAAATGCAGAAGCTACAGATTTCCATTCCTGTTGAGTTCGTGTCGCTTGGGTTAGGTACTAAGGCGAAATCAAAGCAACTGAAAGCAAAACCAGTGCTTCGTTTGTTGGGGGATGAGCGACTATATTTTTCTAAATCCTGCGAAGGGTTGGAAGAAATCTATAACGAGATGGAGCAGTTTACCGGCACTAGCGATGACGTTCATGATGACATAGTGGATGCATTGTCATTACTGGTTAGTCAGTTTAGCGCGTATGCGGATATGGGTAGTAGGTTAGAAGTAACCAACGTAGATTATGCCGCCCACCAGAGAGAGGCTGAGCTTTCGGATTTGGTTTACTGTACTGGAAAATATTCGTATTTGAGTAGTAATATGGCGGCTGACGATAACCCACGGACGGCTTTTCAAGTTGAACAAGCACAGGCTGTGCAAGAGCCTGAATCCATTGATCCGTTTGCTGATTTGATGGGGTAGGAAGCTAAATGGCAGATTTGGTAAAAGATGGTAACGAAGGTCGGTCATTAACACCCCAAGACTACGGTCCCGGTGCGGTCCTAAAGACATTTGACGCCGACCTAGCTTTGGTTACGGGCGCTGCCCGTAGGGCAGAGTCATTCATTACGAATAAGCAGTGGAACCTGCTTTGGCGTGATGCCGATTTGCTTTATCAGTCGCCCCGTCCTTTGACGGTATATGAAAATACTTATATCCTTGAGCCTAATGTGCAGCGATTCACAGTAGCCAAGGTTTTGAACGCCGTGGTGCCGCAGTTGTACAAGGGTCTTTTTTATACTGACCCTCCTTTTCTGCCGCGCCCTCGTCCGGGAACTTCTCAGAAAGTGGTGGATGCCAAGAAAACGCTTGCATCCGTGTTGCTCGATGAGTGCAACTTTAAGGCTGAGGTTCGCGCCGGGCTTGAGTGTATGGGTTTGTTTGGAACAGGTATTTGGAAGTGGGGTATTGATTATAAAGAAATAGAGACTATAACTAGAGAGCCAGATTCCGCTATTGCGTCCACTGGTAATACTGCTCCCGGAGCACCTGCCGAACAAGTTACCGTTCACAAGGATACGCCGCCAAAGTTAATCAGAAAAACGCGCATAGTGCCGAGACCGTTTTTTGAGTCGCGTCCTTTGGATAAGGTGCTGGTTGATCCTAAAACTTATATTGGTGACATTCGTCACGCACGGTATGTAATTGACGTGCGTTATGTAGATTTTTACGACATTGATAAAATTCGTAAGGCTCTCGCTGAATTACCGGAAGATCATCCTGACCGTAAAGGTTGGAGATTCCCGATGGACGAAAAGGGTCTTATGTCGTGGTGGTTTCCACCTAACCAGAATTCCACGGCAGCGCCTCTGGCAGTCGAGTTAGCAGCCGAAGCGAAGGGGTTTGTTCACCATGCTCAAGACGCCAATGTACAGGCTACTCCTGATATGCTGGCAACCAAGAAAGAGTTACTTGAGTATTGGGATAAGGGACGCAAGATTTTCGTTCTGAGTAGAGAGCACGTTATGTACTCGGGCGATAATGAGTTCAAAAAGGTTCCGTTTCTTTCTGCAAATTGGTGGAATAGATCAAGGGCGTTTTATGGCATGGGTCTTGGGTTGATTGTTGGACAGAATCAAAGAGTTGACCAAGGTACAATTAACTCTATTCTTAAAATTCTGTCATTTGGTATTAACCCTGTGTATCTTCGTAGGAGAGATTCAAACGCACCGACGCAAATGATGCGTACAAGTATCGGCAAGATTTTTACGGTAGATGCTCCTTCTGATGGAGATTTGTCGAAGGTTTACAAGTTACTTGAGACACCAAAGGTGCCGGATGGCATTTGGCAAGCACTAGGAGAATCCGAGAAAGCAACAGAAAGTTCCTCTGGTGCCGATCAAGCACTTGTGCAAGGATCAACAGCCGGGCCTAGAAACGGCATGGGCCGCACTGCTGGTGGTGCTGGCATTCTGGCGAATGCTAGTGCGACTCGCTTGGATGGACCGTTAGATAATTTTATAGACCAAGTGTTTTTGCCATTCATGTATATTCTTGATGGTTTGATTTTTTGCTATCTCTCTGATGCCGAGATTTTCAATATTCTTGGCGATGAAATGGGCAAGGATTATGAACTCAACTTTAAGGAATTCCATGACGGTCGTGTTGAGTATGAGATTCTTGCTGGTGCAAGCCTTGCGGCAAAGCGCACCATGGCACAGTCAATGATGTTGATTACTCAGTTTCTTGAGAATCCGGGTGTGCAGGAAAATCTGGCTGACATTAACGGCGAGTACATTGATTTCAAACCGATCTTTAGTATGTGGATGGAAGCGACTGAGTGGAAAAATAAGCAAGACATTCTCAAGCCGCTTACGCCTGAAATGTTGCAACGTAGGCAACAGAAGTCCCAAGCGGCCCAAGCGCAATCTAAAGCGGCTATCACTGCTCAGAGTAATCAGCAGAAATTCTTACAGAAGTCTGCTTTACAGCAGCAGTCGGCTGACGATAGAATTAAACGCGACCTTGTTGTAGCTTCATTCAGGGATAGTTCAATGAGCGAAGCTACTGAGGGCGTTCCATCTACGGGTGGACTTGAGGGTATGATGCCCTCAGTGGTCTAATCATTTGACCGGAGGAGGGAAAGGTTAAATGCAGGACGAGAAAGCATATTTTCCAGAAATCACATTGACAGACGATGAACGGGCACAGTTGATGCAAACTATTACAACTCCCGGTCAAGTAGTTTTCAATAAGATTTTCAAATCTGTAGTTGATGGTTACACTACTTATTTGTTAAACACGCCAGAAAACGACAAAGACTTACTTTTTGCGCGTTTTTTGATGAGTAAGGTAGCTGCGCAATTGTTTACGTCACTGGTCAATCATGTGAACTCTGAAATAGCGACGTATAAAGAGTATATGGCACAACATAAGTCTAATACTCCCTCAGACGACACTGAGGGCGTGTTGGATATTGGTGAGCGTCCTAGTACACCAGATGACGTGGAACGTGACGAATCACTTGATCTGCTTATTGAAGGAGGAGTTTAATGGCAGAGAACGTAGATAATAACGCCGTACAGGACGGTGAATCACAGGTGCCTGTAGTGGCCGAGACCGTTGCTGTTGCACCAGTTGAGCTTCCTGAACTTCGGTATGTTTATCAGCCTAAAGATGAGGAAGGCAGACCACTCGGAGCAAAGCAGGTTATCAAGTATAGGACTTCTGAAGAGTTGGCAGATAAGTTGGCGGAACAGAACACGCTTTTGGTTAGAAAGTTGCGCTCTGTTACGCGCCAGAATCGTCTTGGAACTGCGGAAGCTGATGAAATTCCTGCCGAGTCTGCTAAGTTTGCTGAACCTATTTCATTTAAGCCGGTTACTCTTACTGATGAGCAGAGAATACAGATTTCTCGTGATTTGCTAGACCCTGAAAAGTTTGACGAAGCTAGTGATGCACTGGTTACTGCTAAATTTGGTGTGCAGCCTGAGAAGATTATAAAGACTCTTGCAGAAGTGCAGGGCACGAATATTCGTATTCTTGCCAAGATTGAGTCTGATGCGTTTGTAGCTGCCAATCCAGATTATGTTAAGTGTAATGGCAATTTTGAGGCTATTACAAGTTGGATGGTGCGTTACGATTTGGCTCCAACAAGGGAGAATTTTCAACTGGCTTATGACACGTTGAAAAAGTCTGGTGTTTTGGTTGTGAGTTATACGGATGTTCCTGAAGATGAGCGTCCAGTGCAGGCGGTTCCTGTTGTACCGGTGCAAGCGGTTCCTGTTGTTGAGCCTGTTGTGCAAGCGGCACCAGTACCAGCACCAGTGGTAGAACAGACTCCCGATCTTACGCCGGGTACTGCTCATATTCCTACTGGATTCAATCGTGAAAACTCTGATTCATCTGCGCCCATTAAACCCTCTGATGACGAAGTTGTTTATGAGGTTTTGGTGCGTGGTGAGAAAAAGTTATACAAAGGATTGTCGGCAATCAATGCCATGCCGTCCGAAGTATACCGTAGATGGATTTTGAGCGATCCAAAGAATGTCGCGCTTGAGGCAAGGCTTGAACAAGAGGCTGAGTCTCGTAGGCGTGCGAGGGCGCAAGCCCAACAATAAGTTTCATCCCACTATATTTATATAGTGGTCCAGATTCTTTAGGGAATCGGGAAAGATTTGAATGATTCGGCAGTCGGATTACTGTACGGCATTCCCTAATTATGTGAGAGGCACACTCGGTCAAATCCCTGATCGAAACGGTTACGAATGTAGTCGGATTACTACTTTACGGGCCGCACACATAGAGGGCGGTAACGCTACCTATCTTATGGGAGTAGGAGAAGGTTAAGGCGTACCTGTGTGTGAGGAAATTCACAAATGGCATATACTCCTGCTGGAAACGGCCAAGCCCAACTTCCGCAGTCTACTGTCAAGTTCTACGATAAACGATAATCTTGTCGTAGTAAAACTGCCTCTAATTGACTTGAAAGCTGAAATGCCAACAAGGGCGAAGCCGAAAGGCACGCTGAGAGACTAAATGAGATGGCGCGTAAAACAAGAACACCAGAACAGATAAAACAATATCAAGCGGATTGGCGTAAACGCAATCGGGTTAAGATGCGTAAGTATGCCAAAAAGTACCGTGATGCACACAGAGATGCACCGGCACACCTTGAGCGCAAGTATGGGATAACGATTGCGGACAAGGAAAAAATGTATGCAGACCAAAAAAGTTTGTGTGCAGTGTGCGGCGAACCAATGGCCGATGTGTTTGACAGAAATTGTCAAGTGGATCATGACCATGTTTCTGAAAAAGTTCGCGGACTTGTTCATTGGTATTGCAATATACTGGTTGGTGTAGTGGAGAATCATCCAACATTGTTGGAAAAGATATATGCATATCTTAATCTTCACGATACGCGATGCGATAGTCCGATCATACAGGAATGAAAACTGTATGAAGTTAGCAGAAATGTCTAGCTTTGTCCGAGTTTCGGGCAATAACATTGTTGAAGAAATTTCGTGAGAACCTGAAAGCTCAGACTCCGTTCGTGGCTTGTTCCGAACGTCTGGACTTGCCAAGGAATGCCGGTAACCAGTACGAGATGTTCATGTATGTTCCGCTGATTGCTAATACCACTCAGACTACGGAAGGTACTGTGGGCACTTCGATTTCTGTGTCCGTCCTGAATACGACTGCAACCATCGGTGAATACGCTGATTACGCGAACTTCTCTTCGCTGTCTCTGGCTACGGCTATTGACAATACGGTTGAGAACGTTGCCCGTGAAATGTCGTATCGTCTTGGTGAGTCGCTGAGTGGTCTGGTTCGTGCAACTGCTGATGGCGCTTCTGCTGTTGATTCAAGCGTGTTGGTGAAGTTGCCCGCTACTAGCACTTCGAGCTTTACGACTCTTAGCCTTAACGCTATCCGTAATGCTGTTCAGAGCCTTGCTGGTCGTTCTGTCCGTCCGTTTGACGAAGCATCAAAGATGTTTTGTGGTGTGATCCACCCATTCGCTGTTGGTGATGTTGTGTCAGACTCGACAAATGATTCGCCTATCGACATTTTGAAGCATACCCCTGTGGGTCTTGCTCGAATGGAAGATTTGGTGTCTACTGACTTGACTGAAATGATTGAGCTTCCGGGTTCCGGTGTTCAGTTCTTCCAGACCAATCAGGTTACCATTACCCCGAATTACAATGACGGGACTCATGGTGCCATTACTGGTCTGTATGCGCTGCGTACCTACATTTTCGGACGCGATGGCATTTTCAGCATTAAGCTTGGTGCTCAAGGTGATACCGAGTTTGGTGATGGTGAGTGGCAGAACATCAACTGTAACATCGTGCAGAATGCTGAGCCGACTGTTGCCGATCCCGAAGGTTTGATCCCCGGATGGACTTCTTACAAGGTCCACTTTACGACCAGCCTTGGACCGGATACTACGGTTCGTATTCGTGAAATTGACGCAGCTTCGGCAATTTCGTAAGCAATCAAACAGAGTAGACCGGCGCGTAAGGGCTTAGCCTCTCGCGTCGGTTCTACGCTGCGTAAAGGAGAAATAAATGGCACAACAAACTGATGGTTTGGGAGTTGCCGCGAAGATTGCAGTTGCAGGAAACGTTAATGCTGGTGTAGTTACTCCGGGTTATAATAACGTTGTTTTGTCTCTAACGGCTGCTGGTGGTTATCCAGAGACTTATCAACTTGATCCTAATCTTAAGGATGCATCTGGTAACGAGCTTGCTCTTGGTACTGTGTATGCTCTAAGTTCTGCTGGAACTGGTAACGGTGTTTATGCCGGTACATTCCCTGATGGTGGGTCTAGCGGTCTTGTTGGTACACAAGTTGTTGTCGCTGGTTTTTCTACGGCGGAAAATAACGGTACGTTTTCTGTTTCGGCGTCTAGCACTACGTCTATCACGACTAATAATTCTAGTAGCGTGGCTGAGACTAAGGCTGCGACGGCAGAGCAACAGTTTATACTTACCGGTACTACGGGCGCTGCTTCGGGTGGTGCAACGGTTTACATTGGTGTGTTTCCAAACGGTGCTACTAATGCACTTGCAGGAAAAACATATACAGTGACCGGATTTGTGGCACCGTATACGGCCAGCAATGGTACGTATATTTGCACGGCATCTTCAACTACTCGTCTTACCCTTGAGAACGCTAACGGCGTGGCTGTTACGGCTGCGGCACTGGCGACATTACAGGATCAGAGTAACTCTCTTACCTATGTGTCGTATAGTCCTGCGGCGGCTACAGTTAGCTCTAAAGGTCTCTTGACTGCGGTTGCAGAGGGTGAATCGGTTGTGGAGGTATCGTATCCTGCGTTTGACAACTCTGCTCCTGCAATTGTAAGCACTGGTCAGACAGGCGGCGTAACTAACCCAATGAACGGGCTTCCTAGCAACAAGATTTACGCGGAAGTCAATGTACAAGTCGTAGCCTAACTTCACTAACATTATATGGAGGAGTGTAATGGACAATGAAAAAGGTTTCGATGAAATAAACGACGAGCATGGCGTGGTACGCAGACACAATCGCGTACTGCGTCGTGTCGTTAGTCTTTTGAGGAAACGTGTCAGGCATGGAGATGAGCGGGCCGATGAAATATTCTTGGCCCTGTGTGACACTAACCCTGCGGCAGAACAGGCAATGGGGGAACTGTGGGGGAGTGGCGAGTTTGATTGCGGCCCACAGGATTATAGTTATATGATCGAGCGTTCTATTGAGGCAGTAAGAAAGCTCAATAAGATCGAAGGCCACACGAACTCTCAACCTGTAACCGCAGAATAAGTTTATAGGTAACATGTTTCCGTTATAAGGTGGATTACCATGTTAACGGGTAATATATTACCTTTATTGGCCCTGTGTCCATTTTAGGATGAATGCGCAACAGGTCCACGGCATACTATGTGCAACGTTAGTTGGCCGAACATTATAGTATGTCGTATGTGTTTCGCCCAAGGAGGTTGGCGTGGAACCAAACATGACGGGACAAGGCACACGTCTTAGTGAAAAGGCACCTTGGGAAACATATGCTTCTGAGTTGGATTTGAAGTTATCACCGGAGCTTGAGTCTGCGGTGAATGCATATGCCGAAAGGCGTTATGAGCTAGAGGAAACTTCAAATCAGAATAAGGAGCTACTTGCGGAGCAGCGTGAGATAAATAGGGAAGTTGCCAAAGAGTATCAGTGGTTGAGCGAGGATGAGTATAAAGACCATGATGCTAGGATTGGCATATTAATGAGTCATGCTGACTTGATTAATAAGCTTCGCAAGGCTGGTGTACGTTGTCATTATCGTCAACATCCTCACCCCGATAAGGCTACTTTGTATGTGATTCATCATGGCGAAGAAAAAGTAGCTGCATGGGTACAAATCAATGGTATCATGCCAGAGTACGAATTTGTTAACTTTGACGAAAGGGGTGTCGTGGTAAATACGCGACGGAGGGGTTGGAGAACGGTTCTTTTGCAGATGATCCTAAAAGGATTTATCACAGAAGAATTGGCAGAAAAAACTTTTGGACCGGCACGCGGACCAGCTTCCAACCGATACAATGCCACATTGTATGCGATAAGGAATGGACAGGCTAAGGCAGTTTAAGCCGGATATGGAGGAGAAAAATGTCAGGTAAAAGTGTAGCCGAACTTGTCGCCCCGGTTTCTACGGGCGCGGTTGAGGCTGTTGTGGAAGCGCCCGTATCAAAGGTAACGCTTACTAAAGATGAAATTGAGGCACAGGCCCTTGATCTTGAATTAAAACGTTATGAGCTTCTTGAAAAGAAAGCCAATCTTGAGGATATTAATGAGCGCCTTGCTGAGCGTCAGATGAGGCGTCATAATATTCGTCAGTTGGCGACTACGAATGGGGCAACCATTAACGTTACCCTGCGCGATCAAGCTCAAGTGCAAGGACGATGCAACCACCGTAAAGGTGGAAACAGTATGAATGAGGTTATTACTGGTCAGGGTACGTCAGTGTACTTCGCCCTGATGAAGCATCGTATGCTGAATGGAGACTTGTGGATTCGTTGCTTGCGTTGTGGCAAGACATGGAAACCGCCGGTTCGTAGTTCGTACCCAAGCGACGTGAAGTATCAGGAGGCTGTGGTGGAATATGAGGCAGCAAAGATGTTGCCTACAAACAATTCTCCCTCTTCGTCCTATACGTTTGCTTTCTCGGATGGTGGTCAACACTTCCGCGAGGTAACCAAAGACTCGACATTACGGTAACATAGTGTTTCCGATGCTGGCCCTGAACTAAAAATCGGGGCCAGTTTTGTCGTTTTTGTACAAAGGTTTGGTAGATGAACAGCACAATAAGACTTCAAGATATAGTTGATGATGCTCAGTCTTTGGGTGACACTGCTCCTGCTCTTGCTACGGGCGGTCTCTCTGATGCCCCTGCATTGTCTATAGCTACTGATGTAATGTCAGCTATGGTTAATGGTGGTCCCGGTGGTGCTCCATATAATTGGAAGTGGAATAGGTTCAATGCCCCCGCGTTTCCCACTATCAGCTATCAACAGGATAACTTTATACCGGGACTGGTAAATCTTGGTTGGATTGAGAGCGCATGGGCATCTAACATCAATCAAACATCCATTCCAAAACAGAAGCAGCAACTTGAAGTTCATCGTGATCTTCTTATTACCTATGACCAGACAGGTTATCCGGGAAAGCTCTGCTGGATTCCAAACAGTACGGCTCAGACTGGTACGTGGGGTGCTGCCCCTCTTGGTCCTACTGTTCTAAATCCATCCGGTGCGGTTACATCTATAGGCACTAATCCAAGCGGATTGCAGAATCCGGGTCCGAATGTAGTTTATACGAATCCCCTTGGTATACCAAATCAACCAATCAACGCTACTACGTGCATCAAAGACCCCAACGGCAATCTTTGGGTGTTGACACAGTTTGGTACGTGTGGCAGTGTGCAGCCTATTTGGCCCGCATCCCCTGTTTATCCATCATTTCAAAGTCCAAATACGGTCGCTACCACTGTTACTGATGGTACGTGTATATGGACTGCAATCAATCCGTCTGGTATGGCATTTAGATTGAATCCCATTCCTCCTCAAACTGGTATTTGTTGGCTAATTCAGGCAGTATGTCAATGGAAAGCGCCTAGATTTACATCTATTACTCAATATCTTGAACCGGTGCCGGATGATTTCGCTACGTTCTTTAAGCAGGGGTTCTTTGCTGAGTGCTATCGTCGCAACCCTGATGCTAGGGTACGTGCGAAGTATACATTGGAACGTCAGTTATTTTTGGATGCTCTGGATAAGTCTGTCAAACAGGCCGACAAAGAGCAAGATGATGTAGGTTTCTATCCGGGTCTGTCCATTATGGAGACTGGAATTGCTGTTAATCCTATCAACCCGGCCTACCCGTTCGGGGCATGGAATACAAACTAAAGGACTTAGATGTAAAATGGAGGAGAATGGTTATGAAGAAGTTAATCACGAAGTTTCTTTTTGGGGTTGCTATTTTTATAGTAGGAACCCTTGGTTTTGCATCTGCGCAAAGTCCAGAGGTTATTGCTAAGGCATATGATAACACCTATCACACTGCCCAAATGACTGCGGCGGATAAAAGTTTGTGCTCTGCTACGGCTATTGGACCACAGGCGCTTTTGACTGCTACGCACTGTGAGCTTCCTAGTAACCAGCTTACTTTGCAGGGAAAAGGTAATAATCCTGATATAACAGTGATTATTGATAAACAAATTCGTGATGGTTCCGATCACACTATACTGTTGATTTCTGGGTACAAATTTCTATCGTATGCTTTGGTAGACCTTGAGCATAAGTTTGATTTTGGTCAGGATGTGTTCATTATTGGTAATCCTCATGGTTTCTCCAATGTATTCAGAAGGGGTTATGTAGCTGGATCATCCTCATTTAGTGGTTTTACTGAGGGTATTATACCAGAGGTTCTTCTCGAAATACATACTGGTGAAGGAGACAGTGGGGCAGCTATGTTTGATGCGAATGGAACCGTGATTGGCTTAATTGATGGTAATGATATACACGGAAATTCTCTAGATGACCCGCAGAGGTTTGTTATGTCTTATGCCCTTGTGTTCACTCTTACGCCCGACCAAATTAAAGAAGCTGTTGCGTATTCAACGGTTAAATAAGGACAGGTAATGAAAAAGAGCGTAGGGGAAGAAGTGTACAGTTTTTTGAAATCCTTTCCAACTGATGTGTTGATTCAAGTCGTCAGGGCTGTACATCCGGACGCAAAGATTTTAGAGATTGAGCACAATATTGTACTGCAAGGCAAGCGCAAAGAATGGCAGATAGTTTCTGGTGATCAGCGTACACTTTATGCAACTTTATCCCTTATAGGGGAGCGAGAGGCATGGTTGAATGCGGTGCAGCGCGTGTGTAAGGAAAAGTGGCCCATGGCTGCTAGGGAAATTATTCAGGAAGGTGTGTAATGGCTAATTCAAGTTTCACATTGCTAAACACGATGGAATGGGCTAAAAGGCTTAATTTTGGTCGTAGATCGGCAATCGGGAACTTTCTTGAACCGGCGCTTACGGGTGCCAACCTAATCATGCAGACTGTTCTTGGGCCTCCGTTTGAATGGTATTGGAATCGGGTTGTAACAGGTTTTATATGCACTCCCGGTCAGCAGGATTACAAGATAGTTAATTGGCAAGCATCTACTGCATATGCCAAGGGAATTCTTTGTGTAGACAGTAATGGTAACTGTCAGCAGGTTACTACGGCTGGTACGAGTGGAAGTGGTTTGCCAAGTTGGAACGTTACTACTGGTGGAACTACTACGGACAACGGCGTTACGTGGACAAATCTTGGACCCATATTGGGAGCTACTTCTGTTGCTCAGCCTATAAGTGTTTCTTCCACATACACTATGGGATTTGTTGAGCACGCCTCAGTGTTGGATATTACATCTACGCCTAACAAGTGGGTACAGATTACCAACATGATGGATTTGGCGCGGGATTCTGCACAGGGCCGTCCTAGATTTGTTTCAGCGCAAGCTGATGATGGTAACGGAAACATAACATTCCGTGTGATGCCGGTACCCGATAAGGCGTACCCTGTTACTATTACATTGCAGCAAAAGCCGCTAATCTTTACGTCCGTCAACCAAACGTGGACGCCTATTCCAGATGAATATCAGAGAATATACACGTGGGGCTTTCTTTCTCTTATGTGGGCGTTTGCCGATGATCCGCGTTTTACACAGGCCAATCAGAAGTTCGTTGCACAGTTGCTCGCTACGGCTGAGGGACTTGACGAAACGAAGAAGAATATCTTCCTGCAAGGTTGGCAAGCTATTACCGGGCAGCCGGTAGAGAATGCCGCCAGAATGCAACAGGGTGGTCAGGCACGGGGTATGTAATGCTGCGAGTGGACTTTCCAATTACGGTGTTTTATGCCCCATCGGGAGCGCCCCTTGCTTACGGATATGTTTATATAAGTCTTACCGATGATGCCTTGTCTCCTGATGGTCAGATTTGTGGTAACCTACCTCTTAAGGTTGCTCTTGACGGTACAGGAACAATGATAGTTGTCCCGCAGGTTTATCCATGTGTCTCGTTGTTACCTGATGATGTGCTGTACTCGCTTACAGCGTATACGTCTACCGGTGAGATGGTATCTGGTCCTGAGTTCATCGTTGTTTAAGGTGTGAAGAATGTCAACAAAAGTGCAAATCACGGGTGGAGCCTTTCAAGATGCTGCCGGTAATCTTTTGGTTAATGGGTACTTGCTGTTTGTCTTGAGCCAAGATGGGCTTGTAAATGGTACATCACAGGTTGCGGCTGGACGCGAGATTATGGTAAATCTTGACGCAAGTGGTAACGTTTCTACGTCTCCTGCACAGTATCTTTGGCCCAATGATGTTATTGTACCAGTGAACACATTTTACACAGTGTCGGCATATACTTCTAAAGGTCAACTAGTTTGGGGTCCGAATTCGCAGCAGGTTCTTAGCTCTCCTAGCCCATATAATATTACTGTGTGGGTGCCATCATCGGTCAATCTCCTTGAGGGAAACGTAACGACCTATGACATTGGGCTGTTTTTTCCGGGTCAGTATGTAGCTAATCAAACCGTGCTGCTCCTTCCAATTGAAAGGGCAGTACGCTTTGCACCGGCATTTGCTCCTAGTGTTGCAGCGTGCGGCGTACACCCCACATCAAGCACGGTTTTTTCCATCAAGAAAAATGGAACACAAGTGGCGACGTTGACTTTTGCGACTGACGGCACATCGGTGTTCGCGTCGGCAGTTGGCGCGGCGTTCAATGTCGGAGATGTGTTGACGATAATTGGACAAGCGGTGCCAGACGCGACGTTGGCTAATGTTGGCGTCACACTTAGCGGAGTGGTCGTGTAATGTCAAGCAATCTTTCCATAACATCTACGGCAACAGTGAACAATGCTGCGGTTATCTCTGTTGGGCCAACAAACGGGGCATCTGCAAGCGCGACAAACACCAGCGGATCAATGGATGTATCTGGTGTGTTTCCCCCGTTTAATCTTTTTGAAGGCGTTCACACCGTTCTTGGTTGGAGTGGTTTTCAGTGGCCAACCCTATTTGCCGGTGTCACAGTTGACTCCATAGTTCCTGTTATAGTTTATAGTGGAGCGTTGAGCAATGATGACAAAGATGCGCTTGCTTTCTTTGCTCCCGGAAGTTTCCCAACCTTACCCTCGTCTGGTACGTGGATAGGGCCGAGCATTGGAAATACACAGGCCGATTTAGAAGCATTTTCCGTTGCATTCAGTTTTCAAGCTACACTGCAATTGTCCAATTATGTTGGCTCTTTCGTGGTGGAGTCTATTGGACTCAGAATTTTGTTGACGGTTCCGGGACAAACATCCGTGGGCATCAACATTGGCAACACAAAGCCATTGGGTTCATAGGTATCATCGCTTGTTGGAGGAAAAATGTCAATTTTATCAAAGGAAAGAAAGAAAGAGCGGCACAAAGAAGTTGACAGACTATCCAAACGTAAGTGGTATAAGGACAACAAGGAAGAAAGCAAAAGAAGGGTTAAGGAATGGCAAATGCGCGACCCTAAAAAACACAATATTCGACAGGCTACTTATCGCAAGTCACATCCAGATAAATTATGGATTGGGGCTGTAAAACAAAGGGCCAAGGCGCGTGGAATTGAGTTTTCTATAACCGAAAAAGATATTGTTATCCCGGAATTCTGCCCTATTCTTGGAATACGGTTGTACCGTGTTGGTGGACAATCCAGTGATAATTCACCTAGCATTGACAGAATTGACTCAACTAGGGGGTACACAAAGGACAACATACAGGTTATATCTACCAAGGCTAACAAGCTGAAAAACAGCGCCTCATTGGAGGAGTTAGTTATTCTTGGAGAATGGGCTAAAACTTTGATACTTGAGGGCGCACTGTAATGGCTAATGAACTAGGACTCAATGGGGCACAGGATAGAAATTCTCCCACTAGATTTGCGCCCATTTATACTGGTCGTTGGTCATCCGGCATTTGGACTAATCGCAGCCCACTAAGGGACGCCACGACTAGCCGTATTGTGGAAAAGTTTTATGGAAAAGCTGGCGATGCCCTTATTGCCGGTGGCAACACCGAGATTACGAACAGGCTTACGCTTGCGCGGCGTCCCGGTAACCCCGTGTTCGATGCAAATTCCTATGATTCCCCGCTATCGTACTACAGTTTCCGCACATTCAGCGCAACTCAGGAACAGATTTTGTTGATGGTTGACCAAGCTGATGCGTTGTACACCTTGTATCAAGGTACAAAAAGTACACTGTGGACGAAGAGTACGGGTGCCGGTCAGAGTTTCATGCAATCGGTTGGCAATACGCTGTTTTTTGCCAATGGTGTTGACAATAAAAAGTATCTCGACTCCTTGACAAAGTGGGCAGCTAATACACAGTGGAACACGGCTTTGACTCCGTACTTCACTACGTTTTTGATTGACCCAAACGGAAATATCCAGCAGCTTATGGCCACGGTTGTGCCTGTAACTGGTGTTTCTGTGGTGTCGAATGTGCTGACAATTACATCCTCCGAGTCGCCTCTTACGAGTGTTCTTGAGACTGGCATGGAGATGACGTTTCCTAACGGAATGGCGGCTACTTTCTTAGACAATCAAGTAGTCACCATAACGGGCGTTACGTCAAGCACTTTTACCGCCAACTTCGTTAACGACGATTACTCTGGTTCAGAATCGGGGATCGTTGCTACGGAGACTACTGGCGGCGCTAATCCTATTTCTGGCGGTACTGTTCCGGTTTGGAGCACGGTAGTGCCGTCTGCGTCCAACAATTTTCAGGGTGGAATTACCATCGACGGCATGATCCAATGGGTTAACCGTGGATCACCGGTTGAAAATTGGGGCATACAGCCGCCAACGGGAGTATTACAGCCTATAGTTGGTGCGTCGAACATTGCTTGGCAACCGAACACCTATTATTCCTTGCCGGGCGTTGTTGTGGATACCAATGGGAATTTGCAACAAGTCATAGGGATAGGCGTAAGTGATAGCACTGCCCCCACGTGGGCTACATCTGTGGGTCTTACAACAATAGACGGAACAGTTACGTGGAAGATGATTCAGACTGCTTCCTCTCTTGTTTGGCAGCCTAACACTGCGTACACCCCTACGCTACAGTTTTCGTTGACATCAGTAGCAGCATCTATAGGGAGCACCGCTGTATATACGGGGGCAATTACTAACGGGGCAGCTAGTGCTTACGCTGGAAAGACTTTTATAGTCACAGATTTCTCTAATACAGGAAATAACGGAGTATTTACTTGCAGTGCATCGTCTGCTAGTACGTTAACTCTTTCAAATTCTAGTGCCATTGCCGAAACCAATGCTGCTTCTGCTGTGGGTCAAGGTTCGTTTGTCATAGGGAATGCTTTTGGTACCAATTGTTTATTTACAGTGGTTCCAGCAGTTCAACCGTCAGTTACTGGGAATGTTAGCGCATATGTATTTCCCGGAAACGGGTCAGGCAATGTGGGTGTATTCACACAGACATTTCCTACAAGCATTGGAAGCGCCCTTGCGAGTGACACAACTTTGAACAGCCTTTCATTTGCAGGGTCACCATTGGGTGTGGGTGCTACGTTGAAGTGGAACACTGTTAATGGCGCCGGTACGATCATCGGGCAGACTGCCCCGTTTCCGGCATTTACCAACACTTATGCACTTATTATTTTGGGTGCCATGTATGTTCCTGTTGCCGGTACGTATACTTTTACTGTAAATCATCATGATGGCATGATTTGGGGAATGGGCAGCAACGGCGGGTCAACCCCGGTGCTTGTAAGTGGTACGAACAGTACAGCGGTATCCCCTCCGCAGACAGAAACAGCAGCAGAGGGCTACCCTGTTTTTGGAGGAACCAATAGAGGGCTAATGGGCGGTGGCACCTATAATGCCGGAACTAATACATGGTCTGGATCGCCGGTATGGACTGACACATTTACGGTGACGTTCCAAACTGCTGGTACTTATCCGTTTGAATTTGATTATGCCTATTGGTACCATTCTGGTCAACAGTTCAACATATTGGTAAATGGCTATCCTTTGGCTAACATTACGTCTGGAAGCCTTACAGGAACTAGTGGCTCTGTGCAACCAGTTTGGCCTTCTTGGACTACGCAGTTCGCTCCTAATTATCCAACCGTGACAGAGAACGGTGGCCAGTTGACATGGGAGAATTTAGGACCAGTTACAGACTTTTCTTGGGCAGCTAGTACAAGATTTACGTTGCCATCTACTACCATTATAGACCCGAATGGAAACATTGAGGCACCATATCGTACCGGCGTTAGCGGCTCTAAGGCTCCTGTTTTTTCTACTGGAATAAATGTCCTTACCTTGGACAATCCAAATTTGACGTGGATTAACCAAGGAACAGCGGGGTCAGCGCCGATAGGTACTGTAAGTACTTTCTTGGGCGGGTGGAAGTATGTTATATCCCTTGTAAACACGCTTGATAACACTGTTTCAAATTCTACTGATTTATCGGCTGCTACTGGGAACTTTATTGGTGCCGATGGGGTAACTATTCCCCCCGCTGCCGGGTTACCTGCGCTTTCACAGATTGACCCACAGGCTGATTATGTAGCCATTTTTAGAACAGTAGACGGGCAGAATATACCGTTGCTTATTCCGGGACAAGTTCCGGTTGCGGTGGGCACTCTTCCGTTGTCTGTGTATCTAACGGATGGATATGTTGACAAGACTCCCGACACGGGTTTGAATAACTTGATTCAGGCCCCATTCTCAGGGGAAAATACGCCACCGGATATAGGGGCACAAAATATTTCGTATCACATAAGCAGGTTGTGGTACTCGGTCGGTAACGTGGTATATTACACATCCGGGCCAGCTACACCGGCTGGAAACGGATTGAACGGAACACAGCCACTTATCAATTATGTGCCATTTCCTTCTCTCGTTAAGAGGATTGTTCCGACTGCTATTGGTGCAATTATATTCACTGTGTCTGACATTTGGGTTATTCAGGGGTCTGGTACAACTAACGATCCTATTCGTAACCCTCAACTTCTTGCGCAGGGTGTTGGGTTACTGAGTTACAACGCTCTTGAGGTTAATGGTGCATCGATAGGGTTCTTTACAAGTGATAACCAGTTCTGCATATTAAATCCCAACGGCATGATCGAGTATCCCGGATTCAACATTGGAGACCAATTTAGGCTCAACAATGGAGTACCCGGACGGAGTTGGAATCCAGCTAATGTTTATGTTACATGGTACACCAACGGAGAAGATCAGGGATGGTTTGTTTCTGACGGTAAGTTTGGTTGGTACAAACTTATTACAACTCCTGCCCCAGAGCAAGGGTTTACTTGGTCCCCGTTTGCATCTATTGTAGGTGGGTGTAAGGCGGTAAAGGCAGTGGAGACATCTCCGGGGGTACATACCTTAATAGTCGGACCTTACGGAACTGGACCGCTTCTTGCCAGAGATTTAGATAGTAGCCTTGATAACGTCAGCACGTACCCGGCCTTTGCAATTATAGGGTCTGCGGTGTTGGCACAACCCGGACAGATTGCGGTTGTTTCGTTCATTGCCACAGACTCGGTAAAAGTTGGCACCCCTCTCGTACTTGGAATCATCATGGACGAGGCAGTGCCCTATTACACCGGGGCGTTCAACATTCTCAAGAGTTGGGAATCTGATCCTCCGGGATTAAAGACGAGTAAATCGTTTTTCTCGCAACGGTTTTATATGTCGGACCTAACCGGGCAAGACGACGAAGCAGCCTGTCGGCATTGTCAAATGAAGGTAGAGTGGGCGCAAGAAAACGCACCCAATGAGTTGATTTCTTTGACAATCTTTGGTAGTTATCTTCAAGAGCATTGATAAGTTGTTGAAAATAAGGAACTTATGGACAATAATTCACCGCAATTAAAATTGTCCTACAAATGCGGGCACGAATTTACACCTGAAAACACTTACTTTCACAAAAAATCTGGCTCTAGCTTTTGCCGTACCTGCAAAAGAGCGAACGAGGCAAGACAACGTAATACAGAGACTAGGCGTCTTTACATGCGCGGTCATAGGGCGAAGTGGCGTGAACGTAACCCGGATTATCACAAGAATAACTGGCTAATGGGGGCTTACGGTATTTCCCTTGAGGATATGCAAACAATGCTAGCCGAACAGGGGGGGTATTGCGCCATTTGTGGCGAAGAGTTGAAAGAGCCACACGTGGATCATGATCATTTTACCGGAAAAATTCGTGCCCTTTTATGTACCAGTTGTAACGCTGGCCTAGGGTCATTTCACGATAGTCCGAGTGTTTTGTTGGCCGCAATGTCATACCTAGAGGAACACAGATGCCCGAAAATCTTGTAGATTCGCTAATTCGGAACCTTGACCTGTCTGGTTACTCTCCTGCTTCGGCTGCGCGATTCCCACCTACCACAGGTGTAAACGAAAGTTTGCAGCCCGTTAGAGGAGCGTATACTAGGTGCCTTCTTCCGGCCATTTGGCAGCCGTCCCCAGATGCACTTAGGGAAATGTATGTTGGTGGTAAGATTCCGCAAACTAGGCTATTTAATCCTCCACAACCGGTGGGTGGGGGTGCATCTGTAGCGGGGACGACGATTATTGAAGGCCTGTCACCCATAAGTGGTGGCGGCAGTTCAACTAACAATTTATTGAAATCTTCTCAGGTCGTTGTAAAGACTCCTACGCTACCTCCGGGAGGTACTTTCATAAGTTCTGTTACTATGTCTGATAGTTTTCAGCTTTTGTTGGTAACAGCTAGCGCACCGTGTAGGGTAGAACTTTACGGCACAGCAGCCGCGCAAGCACAGGATTTTTCCAGAGCGTTAGATGTTCCCCCTCCTGCCGGTACGATGCAGAACTTGATTTCAGATGTGTCCATTGATACCGTACCCTACCAATGGTCATATCAGAATCGCATTGGGGCCAATGCAGACAATCCACAAACATCTGCTATTTATGTTACGATTACTAATGTAAGCGCGACATCATCTGTGGCACTCACGGTGACATTTCAGTTTGTTCCTATTGAGAGTTAAACAATGAACAGGGAAATCGCAACAGGAGCAGCAAGTATTTATCCGCTTACGGGTGATGTACAGTCACAGGCTGGTAATAAAAACGTTGAAGTAGTTGGCATCATAAGTATACCCATTACAAAAAGCACTCCTTTTGATGGAGCGGTGTTGGAGTATAATGCTGCTACTAACGCATGGGTTCTGTCAGAGATTGCAACGCATACGCACGCAGAGCCTTTGACGGACGGAAATGCTAACTTTATATTCGCAGCCACACTAACCACGGGCGGCGACATCATAGTAGTGATAGGGGTTCCAGACTAATGAGCACACTTGCTAGTGTAATTGAGTACGGCGCAGAATCGGCCATACCATCGGCCAGTATTCCGGGAAGAATATATTATACCAATGACACATTTCAGATTTTTCGTGATAATGGTGCTAGTTGGGATAACGTAACACCTTCAACGGATGCGGCTACGATTTCAGCCATTCAGCAGGAAAAGTATGTATACGCTGCTGATACTGGCGTGGCTAACGCTATGGTTGTGTCCCAATCTCCAGCCCCGACGATTGTTGCTGGTAGTATAATTGTTGTTAAAGCTGCTGCCGCGAATACCGGTGCAACTACCATATCGGTTAACAGTACACCGGCAGTTGCAGTTACCAAAAGTGGTGCCACTCCTTTAACTGGGGGAGAAATACATTCTGGACAGATTATAGCCCTTGTTAGTGATGGTGTACAGTATCAGATTTTGTCGGGCGGTGGAGTAACAAGCGCGGCTTTGTCAATGCCGGGAGAGTTTTCAGTAGGCGGCTCTCCAATCACAGGAAGCGGAACTTTTACCGTTACTAAGGCAACTGAGACTAAGAACACTGTACG